TTTTTATACTAACATAGCTGTAAAAAAGTGCGTGGACTAGATGTCCATTCCGGAGTTTTGCTGTCCATGTAAAGGTATTTACATGAAACCCGGAAAAGTTTTCAATCTATATGATTGGATAATGACTTTGATTCGGTGAATCTGTGTCATCTTGTTACTCACAAATCATCCAGTCATTTTTTGAAATCTTTGCAAATCGACAACTGAAATTTTATAAATATAAAACACATCTTGTCTATTATCTTACACCGCACGAATTTTAGTCTTTTTAACCGGTCCACTGCAGCGGCTTTCGCAACGTGTTTTTATCGGTACCATCAAGGTGGTCTTCATTGATTCTTTTAAAAGAGCTACCGATGTGAACAGCCGGGTCTATCTAATCGCTAGCCCGATATTTCTAGAATAGTCAGTCAGGGAGCATACTGTCCTGGTTAGAAACCTCACTCCGAATAGGAGGAGGTCTCTTTGGGCGTCTACATGTTCGTGTACAGATGATTTCTAGTTCATACTGGTCACTGGAGAAAGGAAAATCTGGTTAGAATCATCATTTGCTTGGATGGTGGATCTCTGAAGAATTTATTGGTGGGATCGGAACACCTCTGGATCCTTTGAATTGGCTGATATCATTCGTTTCGTTTATGGATATGTGAAAGATGATTTTAGGTCTCTGGACAGTAGTCCAGAGACCTTTTATTTCTCTTAAATCCTCGGAAAATAGGCGAAAAAACAAGGCTCTAATTGTCTTTTCATCATATAAATGTAAGCCTGAGTGAGAAAGTAGGTGAAACACTTTGGCTCCAAAACACAGTTCTCCTAATGGCGAAGTTCGTTGGGATGATATGCTAGATCCATCTGGAAACTTTCGCTTTAACGCAATAGAAAGTCCCAGAATGAATAATGCAACAAATTCTCCCTCTCTGGTAAGAGATACTAGAATTGCCAGTAGGAGACAGAAACTTACTCTACGTGCTCAACAGAGCGCGAATGCTGGCTATGCGAGTGAATCTCGCAGGGCATTTAATGCCTTCAGAGCCGCAGAATCTGACATTGAGCATGGCACCTACTCCATTGATCGGATCAATGGAGACATGTATGATGCCTACGAAACCGATGTAGATAGCTCCTTTGAGGCTCCTACCGGTGAAGATGCTGCAGATATGTCCTCTGAGCAGATCATGCTCCAGGGAAATAGGGGTGTTGCCCAGTCCGTGATGTACGTTGGTAACGCACAGCTTCGTGGAATGAGCTCCCTGGCATTTAATATCTCCAGACGCAATACCAAAAACTCTGAGGCAATGTCTAGAGCAATTGGTGCATCTATTAATCAGGGTGCCAATCTCATTACAAATACGCTGTTCGTTACGAATGGTAAACTGGATACGATCAACGGTTCTATTCAAACGTTGATCAATTTTCAGAATCAGAATACGGCAAAATTCTATGGTCAGACACTTGGAATGGTGAATGGCCTCGGAAAAATGCTCGAAAATTTTAACAAGACGATTGCTCCTTCTAAGAGAGAAGAGCGGCGCTTTTCTCCCACAGGAATTAAAGGTTTCTTTAAGGGCTATGTGGACTATATTACAAGTGGTCTAATGGAAACCGTACTGGGTTCGCTTAGTGGTGGACTCGGTGGAGATAAGCCACTATCCACAATTGCAGGTGGTGGTTTTGGAGGCGGTGGTTTTTCCAGTAAAGCTGGATCGCTGGTCGGAAGGCTGACTAAAACCATTGCTAAATCGTTCCTTCCGAAGTCGATTATAGATCGAGTTGATTCTGCAAGGATGGATTTTCGAAATCTAGCAGATGAATTCATGGAACAGATCTCCGATCGACTCGAAGCTAGTAAAAATCCACTATTCCAGTCTCTAGCTGGAGTATTTGGAAATAAACGCTCCAAGGTTAATGCTCTCAATATGGGAGCATACTCTAAAGAACCGATCCTATGGAATGGTCTTGCGCAGAAGGCTCTCACCGAAGTCATTCCGGAACTTCTAACCCAGATCAACACGAGCATCAATAAGGGTGAAGTTGAAGATCGTTACTACGACTACAATTCCGGAAAGTTTATGACCAGGTCCCAGATTCAAAAACGTTATGATGACGAATACCGTGATCGGATCAACGCGTCCATGAATCCTGCCATACAGAAGATCACGGATGCATTGGAGGAATCTGGTAAAACCCAGTCTGAACAGGCAGCTCTTTTTAAAGAGATTTCTGCCCTATTTGATGATGCCTTTGCCGGAAAGGATGCTAGGATAGCAACTAGGACAATTGGTACTAAGTTAACTGATTTTGGAATCGATGATCAGGTAGCAAAATCCATTGTCCGTGAGGTATCCACCGGTATTCGAAATGGCATCCGCCAGATTAATGATCTCAATAACGATATCCAGACAACACAGAGTGTCTATAGAAATCTCTCGAATGTCGAAGGTCGTCCTGATCTGGTCGAATCTAAGAGAGAGGTTCATCGTAATCGAGATTATAACTATAGAGAGTTTAACCGAGATCCCAGACAGGTGATTAGAGAGACTCAGAATAAAGTTGGACTCACTGAGTTTGATCTGAGCAGAGATATTTCTCTTCAGCAGCAGGTACTCAATATCCTCTTTACTGGATATGATACGGCTGCAGAGCAGGATAAGCTCGAAGATCTAATAAAGGTCGCGTACGATCGTGCTTCTGGTAGCGATACCGCAGCCGGTAGATTTCTCAACGGACCTCGAATTAGAACCGTTCGTGGTGGTGTATCTGGTGCTATCGAAAGGATTGACGCCGGAACTGTGTCAAAGGTGCTAGACTATGTTACCGAACGGGCACATGATCTTACCTATGACCTGGCAGACAATCTTACGACAGAAGGCATCAAAAATAAAATCAACCAGGTAAAAGCTAAATTTCGCCGTAACCAGGATGATGAAGAACCTCTTGGAAATGGTCCGGGTTTCTTTAACATGAAAAAAGCTCTTGGTCGAGGACCGGGAGCTGCATCCACATACTACTCTGAAAAACGTTCTCCTCAGCAGAAGAATCAGACATCTGACACAACTGCGAGGGTAGAAAAGATTGCAATGACTCCCATGGATAAACTTTCTCCTGGAGACATTGCAAACAATGATAACATCATTAATGGTGCGATCAATGAGCTTCAGAAAGAGGAAACTCCAAAGGATCTGAGCTCCACCATTACACAGGCTGCAAACGCCATTCGCACCTCACTCGGTGCAATGGTTGGTAAATTTATTGGCTGGGGTGCATCTATTTTTGGTAAAGATGGTATGCTTGGAAAGCTATGGAATTCCACTGCCAGAAAGAAGGTCACCGGAAGACTCTTTACAGACGAAGATGCCATCTTTGGTGCTCAGTACCAGATGGTTAAAGACTGGGGAAGAGATATTTGGAACCGTACAAAGCAGGAGCTCGGAAGTGGCTACGACTACGTTCGAGATGCGGCACTAAAGTATAAGTACGGTGAAAACTATCGTGAAAACGAAGATTTCCAGAATAGTAAATTCTGGAGTCAGTATACAGATAGAACCTGGATTAGAGATCGTATGGCTAAAGCTCGAGAAGAAGCCGCTCGTAGGAAGGCTGAACGTGAAGCTGAACGCCAGGCAAGATTGACAGATCTTGAACCCGTTGAAGAGAACGAACCTCTTGGAAATGGTCCAGGTTTCTTTGACAGATCCGTTGTCCTAGGATATGGTCCTGATGAAGATCAAAAATCTGATGAAAATCAGAAAAAGCAACCTCGTCGATCTCGGCGAGAATACGCTAAGAAATATATTAAAGAGCATCGAGATGCTCTCAGAAGTCTTAAAGATAGAGAACTTATTCCCGATATCATAACCAACGTTCGTAGAGGACAGGAAGAATATCGAGAAGCCAATAAACCTGTCGAGGGTGAAAGGCGTACTCTTAAGGTTAAGATCAGTGATAAGGTTGCTGAAGTTGGCCACACACTTGATCTAGTTAAAGAAAATACAATAGCGGTTACGGAAGCTGCCATCGGGAAGATCGAAGAAAATCCTGAGGAGAAAAAGAAACGTACCGCTGCAGAATATGCTAAAGATTTTATGGGAACTCTTAAGAACCGTCTTCCGAAGGCTCTTGCCGGCGGATTGGTTGGTGCTGGTGTCGGAGTTCTCAATGCTGCAAATTCCAGTGTCCTAGGTGCCATGCTCGGGCCTATGGGCCCACTATCGGGTGCTATCGTAGGCGCTGGTCTTTCTATTCTTACAAAATCTGAAGCCTTCCAAAATATCATGTTCGGTAAACTCAATGATGAGACCGGTGAAAGAGAAGGTGGACTAATTTCTCAGAAGATGCAGGAACGGTTTAAAGCTATCGCTCCTTCTGTAGTGGGCGGAGCTGCCGTTGGTGCCCTTCATGGAGTTATTAAAGGAGCTCTTGGTTTTAATTCCGGCATTGGCGTGCTAGGAATGCAACTTCTTCCGGGTGGAATCATTGGTGGAGCCATTCTTGGTGCAGGCATCGGATTGCTAAAGAACTCCGATAGATTTAAAACGCTTCTATTTGGTGAGGAAGATGAGGATGGTACTCGTACCGGAACATTCCTATCCAAGTCCTATAATAAGATCAAGGGCATGTTTGGAGGAGACGTAAAACAGGCTCTGTTTAAGGGTCTAAGTGGAGCTGGAGTTGGTGCTCTAACCGGTACCGTTCTAGCTCATGCGGGTTTCCTTCCTGCCATGCTATCTGCCGGCGGTCCTATTGGACTAGGAATTGCTGGTTTGGGTCTTGGAATTGCTTCGACTTCGAAGAGATTCCAGGAATATATATTCGGAACCGAATACGTTGATGAAAAAGGAAACAAGCGTAGGAGAGAAGATGGTCTTCTTACCAAGGTACGTAATCTGATCAATGTTAATCTAGTTGAGCCTATCGGAAATGCTTTCAAAGAAAAGCTTCTTGATATGATCGATTGGACTAAAGATAAGATTACCATGCCTTTTAAACTCGCGTTTGGACCGATCATCGATAACTTTAAGAAGATTGGCGAAGACATTCGTGACTTTGCTAAGAATAAGATGGAGTCCTTTGGTAGGGCTCTATATAACATGACCTTTGGTCTACTGGGAAAGCTATTCCGACCGTTTACAAATCTGATTGGAAAAGTTGGTAAGCTTGGCATTTCTGCTCTTGCTGGTGGTGCTAAGCTACTACTGAGTCCCGTTTCAGCACTTGCTCAGGGTGCAAGTCTACTCACAAGCAAAAAGCGTCGTGAGGAAGAAAAATCTTTCCGTAAATCTTTCAGTGACTATCTCGGAACTGAAGAGGGAAAGAATGCTCTAAATGAATATCAGAACATCATCGAGAATGATGGTGAAAACAAACTTAACTTCATTGAACGTGCCATGATGAAGCGAGATCTGAGAAAGGGTCGCGGTGAATTCGCCAACGCGTTTAGAACCGGATACAATGCTCAGATGACCGCTGAAGATCTGAATAGTCTTGATTGGCGTTCTGAGGTTATGAAAAAGTATGAACGTAGAGATGCTCGTAAGGAGCGTCAGAAAGAGAATAAGCTCTGGAATGAGAAAATCTACAGAGACCGTCAGAGTATTATTAATCGTGATCTGAGAGGAAACTCTGGAGTTACTCTCTCCGATGAGGCGGTAAAGACCTATCGTGAGAGATTCATGAAACATGGTATTGACGAAGACTTCCTACAGACTTCCGATGATATCATGCAGCTACTATATCATCCCGATGAGTTCAGAGCGCGTATGAATGGAACTGCTCCTGAAAAAGGTTCTGAACAGAAAATCGGTGATGTCGCTGATGCGGTCAATGAGGCTGAAGAGGCTCAGCGTATCCGTGATGAGCGTAGAGACGCACTTCTCAACATGATCGTTGCGCATCTTGGTGGCGAACCCGCTGCCATTGAACATGCTAAGGAAAGACTGGATGCTTCGATTGCCGCTAGAGATAAGAAGGAGAGATCCAGTCTCGATAAACGGATTAAAGGAGCTAGACTTAAGGGAATTGATGTCGAAGATCCAAGATTGAAAGCGTTCGATCTTAGGAGCATTGATAATAAGACCCTTAGAGACTTCTATGCTACAGTGCAGACAGGTAAAGGACGTTTCGCTAAGACGGATACCGATACCCTGCTTAAGTTTTTACAGAAAAATCACATCGATCCTATCGGTGGATGGACAAATCTAACTGGACCCGTTCCGGAGGGTTCTGACGAGATTCCTGACGTGAACGGTGTTTCTGATAAAGATGCTAGAATCATTGATATGGCAAAGCTCTATATCAGTGATACCAAAATCAGCTTCGCTGAGATTGGAAGACAATTTGGCATCTCTGGCCAGACGGTCAGTAGATACCTTAGGGAAAAGCTTCCCAATATTGATTCTAACCTTGCTAAGCAGGTACAGGATAAACTAGATAGACGCAAAGGTAACGTACATGAAGCGGAAACAAAACCCACGATTACCGCAACGTCTCCTGCTCCTGTAAATATGCCGAAGAGAAGCGTGTTTAAACGACTCTTTGGAAAGAAGACTATTCAACCCGAGCCCGAGCCCGTGGATGAAGAGCAGAATAAACGTAAAGGTAATGTGGATGAAGTAGAAGCAACACCCACGATTACCACAACATCTTCCACTCCTGCTCCTGCAATCATACCGAAGAGAAGTGCGATTAAGCGACTCTTTGAAAAGAAAACTATTCAACCCGAACCCGTAGACGAAGAGCCGAATGTTATAGCTCGAATCAGAATTGGTGATGAGCAGATCAAGCAGATGGCTCAGATGTTCGTGAACGGTGATACCAAAATCAGCTTCGCTGAGATTGGAAGACAATTTGGCATCTCTGGCCAGACGGTCAGTAGATACCTTAGGGAAAAGCTTCCCAATATTGATGAGGCTCTTTCTAATCAATTTCAGATGAAACTGAATGATCGGAAAGATATTCGCAACCGGTCCTTTAAAACCAGACTTAGACACATTTCTGAGTTTGCAGAACGCTTTAGAGAGCGTGAACAGGGTAGACTAGACATACGAGATAGCTTTGCACAGTTTGGTCTATCACTTCCTTCTATGGATAAAAGCTACTGGGATAATCTTGAGGAAAGATCCCAGATTCGTAACACTCTAACTGGGCTTGGTCTCAGAATCCCTTCCAGTGAAGAGAATCCGTTTAAGATTAACTTCCCTGGACAGGAACTTACAGATGATGAAAAATCTGAGCTGAATATCTTTAAAGAGATTCGCTCACTGATTGATCAGATTCTTAAGAACTCTGAAGAGGAAAAATTGCTCACGGAAGAGCAGAGGAAAATCTTCAATGAAATTGCCGGTAATACGGAAGAACAAGCTAATCTTACTGCCGCTGCCAATGGAATCGACCCCACCGAGGGTGGAGGTAAGCGTGGAAGTTGGTTGAAGCGTTTCTTTGCCAATAGGCGTAAGAAAGAATATACTGAACGTGAAGCCGGGGAAACTCCCGGAAAGGCAACCGGTAGACTGAGTCGGGCTGTTACTGCAGTCAAGACAAAGCTATTTGGATCTAAAGATGAAAATGGAGAAAATAAAGAAGGCTTTTTCTCTAAGCTATTTAGTAAAATTGGAAGTATTGCCGGCAACGCCGGTCCCTTCCTACTCAACGGTGTCAAGAAACTCGGCTTGATCGGGCTTCTTGGTGCACTAGGTTTTACTATCGCTGATATCGTTCGTCCTGGAACGATCTCCAAGGTTGGCTCTAGGATTCAGAATGCTCTGGATTATATGAACGATGATGAGGGTGGAATTCCCGGCATTCTACAGGGTATTAGAAAGAAACTCTATTCCTGGTGGGAAGGCGGAGAAGATGACCCCGATGGAGGTTTCAAGGATAAGCTAAAACGAATTTGGAACGATGGAAACGGTAATGGAATTTGGCCAACCCTAACTAGTTGGAAAGACAAGGTTCTTGAATGGCTTCCCGGAGCAGCAAAGTCCTTCGCCGATTGGTTTGGCAACAATGCCGAGCTAATTGGTCGCACTGTGGGTGATGTTGCTAAGGAAATCGCCTGGCCGATGGCACAGCTTATCTGGGCAACGGTTAAGGGCCTTGCATCTGGTATATGGGAAGGTGTTACCGGTAAATCCGTCGGCAATCTATCTGCAGATGAAGCTGCAGTTCTTGAGGAGCATGGTATCCATGTTTCTGAAAATGTGGTTAAAACTACAGAAACCAAAGAAGCTGCCGAAGAATTCGCGGTGAAAAAAGGGTTTACCAATGCCCAGGTCGTGGAAAATGAAGATGGTACCTATGATATCGTAGAATACCGTAAGCGTGGAAAACGACAGGGTGTTGACAGTAAGGGTCGAGACACTCACATTGCAAATGCTCAGGCAGTTTCTACGGTTGGTAGAACTGCTATGATGAAAGCTATCTTCCCTAACGCGACAAAAGCTGCAACCGGTCTTGCTGGTAAAGCTGTTGCCGGTGTCGGGAAGCTCGCATCTAAGGCTGTTGGAGCAATTCCTGGAATTGGGATTGTTGGCAAAGCCGCTGGTGCTACAATTAAAGCCGGTGAAGGGGTTGCAAAAGGTAGCTCCACACTGCTATCTAAGATTACCACCATCTTTGGAAAGAAAGCCGCATCTAAGGCAACGGAAGAGGTTACGGAAGTTGTCGTTGAAGAAAGTGTTGAAGCTGTTGCAAGAGGTGCCGCAGAAATGGCAACGAGATCTGCAGCTGGAGAAGTTGTAGAAGACCTTGCTGAAAGCGGTGCTAAGACAGCAATAAGGTCTTTCAGTGAATGGGTTGGAAAAATAGCTTCTAGTGAAGCTCTTAAAACTGCTATCGAAAAGATCGTTCCTGGCGGTGCCGATGGTCTTATTGGTAAAGCGATAACATCTCTTACCAGTCTCGTATCTAAAGCTGCTACTGCAACAGGTAAAGTTTTAAAGAAGATTGGTGATATCATTAAAGCTGGTATTGCCAAGCTTACTGGAGATAGCGGGGCATTTCTATTTAAACTAATCTTTAGCACTACGGTCGGAGCTGTATTTGGAGCCGTTGATACTGCAACTTTATTTGGGGTTGATAAATCTGGTGTGGACGGAACCATGATACTTGTCTCTAGCCTATTTGGTGCTTTTCTTGGAATTCCTTTTGTTGGAACCATTCTTGACATTGCCATGTCCATCTCCACCGTTCTAGGATGGAACATCAAACAGGACCTGGCTACCGAATTCTATAAATTCCTTGTCAAAAATGATGAGGATAAGCTTAGAAAGCTTGAACTCAGTAGAGATCAGCAGGATATTGAGCGTCAGATATATAATGCGCTCAACAACACAAATCTTGATCAGAATGCCTATAATGATCTGAATAACAACCTGGTCACAAAGGGCATAAACGCGGTCAAGGGACTATTTGGTAGGGGTGCACAGTGGACAAAATCTTCTGAGCAAGCTCTTACTGCACTACGTAATGCCGGCTATTCTGATGCTGACATTCTTGAAATGACCAAAGATCAGGCGGTTCTTACATCCACTCTAACCAGTCTTGGATATGGTGAAGGACCAAAGCTTAATGGTCTTGGCTATGGTACAGCAGATTTCGATCAGGCCAATAGCAAATGGGCAAATAAACGGATTGGTACGTATAGCAATGGCAGACCTGCTACAATGAAGGATGCCGGCTGTGGCCCCACCGCTCTATCCATGGTTGCTAACCAGCTCGGTATTGGCTATGGTTCTGGAATCAATCCCTACCAGGTTGCAAATATTACTAGAGATACACTATCTCCTGATGGTGCGGCTACCGCCAGAACTCTGACTGCAGGAGCCGCTCGACTGGGGATGAACAGTGTTCCTCTACGCGATGTTAACGCAGTTGCCAGTTCTCTGGCACATAATAGGCCTGTGATCATGAGTGGTCATGATTCTGGGTCTGGTACACCGTATACAAAGGCTGGACATATTGTGGTAGCAGACAAACTTCTTCCCAATGGTCGCGTACGTGTACGTAATCCGATGGGAGGAGGTAGTTCTAACTATAGTTTGAACAGTCTTCGTACTCATACCGATACGGCATTTTCTATGGGTCTTGGCTATGGACCTACGGATACTACGACGGACCATTCTGGATCTGGACGTTCTATTCCCGATGGTAGTACCAATCACTCTGGAAATTTTGGTAGTACTCATCACTCTGGAAATTTCGGATCGGAATTTGTCATTCCGCAGACGAAAACTACTATCTCGGCAACTCCCTCCTATGAAGAGGTACGAGCTGAACTCGAAAGACTCTATGGGTCTAACTTTATGAGTGCTAATAATCTCAATACACCTACCAATACAGGTGCTAAGATTGATACATCCGTACTCGATGAACTAATTGACAGAGAATATAGAACCTTTAAAGAGGATAGATCTCTGGATACATCTAATACCGGAGATAATATTTCTACGGTTTCTATGACACCCGGTAGTTCTCCGTCCACTGTAGATGCTACAGAGGAAGAAGAGGGTGAGGGTGATCGCCTAATCAATACTCTTAAAAAGCTAAAGGATGCTCTCGGAGGTGTCTTTAAAAAGCTTACAGGTTTTGCTGCATCTCTCTTTGGGTTTGAAAAGGAATCTAAAGATGGTGACACAGTAGATACGTCGGCAAGTGTTCTATCCGATCTCAATACCGATTTGACAGGTAGCATTCTTACCGGGTCTGATCAAGAGCGGTTTCTCAAGGCTGCCATGAGTCAGATTGGATATCTCGAGAAGAATAATAACGCCGATCTAAATAACTATACCGCTAATCCGGGCTCTAATAACTACACCAAGTATGCTAAGGAAATGGGTGCGAATCCAAACAACTGGTGTGCATACTTTGTCAGTTGGGCTGCCAAGGCAGCTAACATTCCTGAAAACACGCTTCCTAGAAACGGAAGTTGTACAGAGATCATGAAGCAGGCCATTAAAATGGGCATCTTCCACTATCGTGGAGAATATACTCCGAGGCCTGGTGATCTAATCCTTTTCAATTGGAAGGGCGTAGCCAATCCTAAGAACACAGGTTCAATTAGCTGTGATCATGTTGGGGTTGTTGAGTACGTTGATGGTAAACAGGTGCATACGATTGAAGGTAATGCCAGTCCTATGAGTGGGCAGGGTAACTATCAGGGTGTGCATCGCAAGTATTATACCATGACATCTAAAGTGATCGTCGGCTATGTGCATCCGAACTGGTCTGCAGCTTCGATCACCGTAGATCCAACCGCACTTCTTAAACTAAGTACCTTCATTGCTGGATCCAGTAACGTTGGAACCATTGATCTAAACGGAACAGCCGGTAATGGAACCGAAAGTGCCAGTGAAATCACTCTAACGGGTAGTAGCATGAAAGAGCAGGTATGGAAATATCTGCGTAATATAGGGTTCAAACCCCATGCGGCTGCCGGTGTAATGGGTAACTGGCAGGATGAGTCTAATGTAAATCCCAAAAGGATTGAAGCAGACTATGTCAAGAGCTTCCCAGGCTATGGAATGATCAATTCTGCTTCTGATATCGATAGTTACACTAGAAACTTCCTATTCCCTCTCTACGATCGTGATGGACTTAGATATAGTTCGAACGGTTATAGGGGAACCGATGGAAGATATTATCCTGGAATTGGGCTTGCTCAGTGGACAGGACCTAGAGCTCAGAAGATGATCGACTATATGACGGCGAATAATCTGGGAATCTGGAATCTGCCGTCTCAGTTGAGTTTCTTTAATAATGAGCTAAATACGAACTACAGATCTGTAATTGAAAAACTGAATGCCCAGGCTAGCCCGGCAGCGGCCGCAGCTAAGTTCCTGGATACCTACGAGATGTATGATGGATTTGCTGCCAAGAATCAGGATAGGTTTGCCATTCCGAGAGGAAAGAATGCCGAATCCTTCTATCAGCAATTCAAAGATACGCCTCTTGGCTATGGTGATGGTCAGAATTCTGAGAATATCAGTACTGATCAGAACCACGATGCCGAACTTCTCAAGAGTCTTGGAATTCGTGATGGTATGAACGTTAATGTGGACTCGAGCCAGGTTATCAGTGTGCTTACAAAGATTGCCGATGCCATGAATACCGTGGTCAGCAATCAAAAGGAAGCTGCTGCTGTTGCTGCTTCAAAGTCCGCTGAATCGTCGTCTGTAACCGTTAACGAAAACCATACGGTTAATAATATTAACCACAGGCAGTCTAGTCAGCAACCAGATCCCTACGGAAAGGCAATAGCAAACCAGCACGCTCTGTTGAGCTTCCGCCAAAACGTGGTGAGAGCTGATATAGGCTAACATAGATTAAATGAGTGCATCCACAAAAAGGATGCACTCATTTAACTTTCAATTTTAACAAAACCCATAATTCAAACACTTTCGATTCTTCTTGAAGAAAGGAGAAATATGATGGATCTGGTAACTGTTAGAGTTAACCCTGCCAGTGGCGACAGTTCTGCGGTACTCTATGGTAGTAGCGATGCCGAGAGTACACAGATTGGAACTGTTGAAAAGGGAGAGGTTCTAAAGGTTCTAGACCGTGGTAATAAGTTTACTGAGGTTCAGATAACCCCCAGAGGAGAGAATGCTCCTAAGGGTGGTAGTTCGGATGAGGCTATATGTATTGCCAATCCATACACATATATGTATAAAGATAACAAAAGAAAGACCATTCTTGGAAGAGTGAATAATGGCACATGGATCAACATTCTTGAGATTGATGATAATAATGGGATGTATAAGGTCAAAGGAATGACGATTAATGGAATCTATAGTGGGTATATGGAAGCTCGCTATCTGTTTCGAAAGTGCCTAGATGTTCCCTCTGAAGATGAATAAACGGAGGTGGTATTGTGGCAAACGGAACTGTTAAAAATACCACATACATGTATCGAAGTGCAGATACATCATCAAGGATCGACCAGCAGATCTATGTTGGTACGATTGTAGGTATCAAGGCAACGTCTGGAAGCTTCTACCAGATTTCAAAAAACGTTACCGTTAACATTGCAAATCCATATTTGAAAGCAAATGTTGATACCTACTATTACACCAATAGTGAATTGACTACAAAAGCTGGTTCTGTTATCAAAAAGGGCCACATGATCAGATCTAATGAAACCCCGTATGTTGCTGGTACTAACGCATACACGGTTATTCTTGGTTCTATCACATACTATCTAAAGAAGTCTGATTTTATAGAATATAAAACCGAGACCCTATCTTCGGTCTATGTTCTCAAATCTGATATTGAGATCAATGAACGTGAGACTCCTACGACAACCACAACCGGAACCGTCGTTAATAGAGATGGAGCCTATCTATTTCAATTTAATAATAGTCAAGGGTCTGTAATCATGCAATTGCCCGCAGACTGTCAGATAGAGATTCTTGACATCGGTAGAGATACGGCATCCTCTCGTGCAATGAGTCATGTGACAGCAACACTTTCGAATGGTGCGTCCTTTACCGGGTGGATAATGTCAGAGAACGGTGGTGTAACTGGTTCAAACACCACGGCATATGTCTCAAATAATGACGTTGAACCCCAGACAACAAAATCTGAGCAGGGATGGATGAACGCAGAGACCGATTGGGTTACTCTCTATAACGACTGGATCCAATATCAGATCGATAATGAGGGAATAACTCATCAATGGGATGATCCATACTATCATCGACTCAGTCTACGTCATTTTAACACTCTTGGATATCCTCCGAAATTTAACATGGATGTGGATCTTCAGTACACAGATCAGGATAGCTATGATCCAGATGATCCACAGTCGAGTGGAATAGATCTTACTCCTGGTATTGGCCGGGTGTTTGGTAAGACATTTCTCTCAAATCCCCCAATCCTTTCTATCTGTCCAGGTAAAGCGAGGATGTTCCCAGATCTAATGGGAGTAAAGAAAGACAATTTTATGGATATGATGGTTAATATTGCCAGAGGTGACGGGAATGAGACTCTGGTAAATAAAATCCTATCCGACGAATCTGGAGCATTTTCTGGAAAACTTTACAGATTTGAACCAGATACACAATCCTATGGCTACTTTGTAAATGCTCTTTGTAGAGCATGTGCTATTCTTATGGGAATAGGTGATGAAAAGGTTCCGAATCTGGGATCTAGGAAGCTCAAGGATTTCGACTATTCCTACTGGTCATTGAGATCCGATGTAACGTTGGATCCCGATACTGATCAGGATACTTCAATCTTTAGAATGTTCTTCGAGGCACCGATTAAGAATGCAAAGAAGATAGTATCTAGTTTGGTTGAAGACACGACCTATATCAACTTTTTCTTACACGGTTCTGAAACCTCGGTTTCTGAATCCATATCTACGGATATTGAAAATAGTCCTCTTGAAAGCATTGGTGTTTTCAACACCCTAAATAGTTTCGGATCAACCGTGAACTACTTTACAGGATCTGGATTTACACTTGGGACGGATCAGAGTTCCATTGTGCAGTCCATTAAAGAAGCTCTTGGAGTTAGTACTACCGGTTTAGATGGAATTCTAGACATGGGGAAGAACATTCTAAAGGGCGGAAAGATTGTTTTGCCTAAGATGCTTTCCAGCGCTTCTTATGGAAAAGCTATCAGCTGCAATACGAGGTTTATTTCTCCATATGGAGATAGACTCTCGGTATTTCTAAAATGCATCATCCCGATCTGCCACCTACTAGCTCTAGCGCTTCCTAGGCAGCTATCGGATAACATGTATACCTATCCGTTTGTGGTCAACGCAAACCAGCTCGGGCAGTTCAATGTTGATCTCGGTGTTGTGACAAATTTGAACATCACGAGAGGTGGGATGGACAATACAAGTTGGACAATCAATTCCCTTCCGACGGAATGGGATGTTAGCTTTGACATCGTTCCTCTCGTTGATGAACTGCTGATGACGGGAACAAATCACCCCCTACTATTCGCTAAGAACACAGGTCTGCTTAATTATCTCGGTAATATGTGCGGATTTGATCTGATTGCGAATAACGCCGATACGAGAATGGAGATTACAAAATCCTTTATCGTTAATAAGTTCACAGGATATCCGAGGGCAATTGAAAATCGTATTGTGGATAAACTCTATCGTGCGGTTTCTCGGTTCACGGGACTAGCCTGGTGATGTTTGACTATTCAATCTTCACACAACAGGAGATCAAATAACCTGAAAGGTGAAGAGCTATGAATAACGAGTATCATCCTAATCTGGATGAGTATGAAATCACATATGGAGCTCTCCCTGTTGATCAGGGAGAGCTCATTTCTCATCTTGAAAATTTACTAAAGCTCGATCCAATTCGTGTTGCCGAAGAAGAAAAGCGGATCAGTGAGATCAAGTGGATTGAGAAAGAATTTACCTTTTTTATCATTCCTAAAGGAACTCCGAGACCGAGAACCGATGGGAATCATTTCTATGTAAAGGGAGCTAGTCAACTTCACAGAATATTTAAAAAGTTTCTCAGAGAAGAAGGAGTCATATGCACTCGAATTGAGTACGAGCTAAGAACCTATCAGCCTACTCCTACAAAGTCAATGTCTAAGATGGAGATTCTTCTCTGTGAAAAAGGTGTGATACGCCCAATTGCCACTCCTGACTGGGATAATCTTGCAAAAACCTATACGGACTGCCTTCAAGATGTGATGCTGTTAAACGATAATATAATCAACCCTGGAAAGGTTGAAAAGTTCTACAGCATCAAACCGAGAATCGTCATTCGAATGAGATGGCAAAAGGAATTTGATTCTAGATTCAATGAAAAGAAAACTAAGAATAGTACAGGATATAGAAAGCTATTTGGAACCGGGAGTGTTGACGATGGATCAGAATGAACTTGAAAATCCTGTAACCGAAGAGAATGAAGATGAACGTGGTGATTTCTGTGGTACCATTGTTGATCCGGCACTATTTAAACACGACGTTACCATCACAAAACTCATCTACGATGATCCTAATAGCATAGAGAGAGATGAGAGCGAATAATATCGCTCTCATCTCTCTAAATTTTTAAACGAGAATGACCCTATATATTCTTTTATTGAACCTAGATAATTCACAGGGGGAATTTTTTCCATGGTTAATCAGAAAAAGATAAACGAATCTCTGATGAAATATTATAATCCTAAAGTAGAAAAGATCATCAGAAGAACTCGGATGGGATGCCTTGTTCAACCATATAAGCCGAGACAGAGCTATCAGCTAGAACAAAACACCGGTCAGTACGATAACGTCTATCATAGGTATGTGGAATATGTTGGATTTAAGATTCCTTATAACGGAACTCTCTGCTATGTAACCTATAATAGAGAATATGACTTTCTCAAGAGAGCGCTACCAGATTATGAAATCATAGAAGCAAAATATAACGAAATTCGTTTCTTCAGTCACGATATCCAACTCAAAGGTATCAGTGAATTTAAACCGGCACAGTCTGAGCTTATAGGATCGATCGATACTTCAATCGAGGTAAAGAATGAACGAATCTGGTTTATTCATCTTCAGACTGCTGGTGGAAAAACTCTTCTTGCAACCTACTACGCAACAAAATTTGGAATGAAAACCATGGTCATGTGCTTTTCTGATAACATTCTTCGACAGTGGGTAGATACCTTCCAGAATAAAACCACGATAGACCCTAGAAGAATGGTTAGATTAAATGGACGTATCATGGATAAAATTCTAGCTGGAGAAATTTCTCCATACCAGTACGATGTGTATTTTGCAACCCCAACTCTAATCGATCGTTGGGCAAATTCCAGAGCCGACTATATGAGAGTCACAGATTTCTTTAACCGTGCAGGAATTGGATTTATGATCTACGATGAGGCTCACCGAAACGTATCAAGTGTCGTTAGATTGGTATCTGTAGTTAATCCTAGGTATCAGATGTACCTTTCTGCGGACTTTGGCCAGGGTGAATATAATCGAGAACTCCAATTCAAGTCCATTTTTAAGATGGTTCCGGTTCTGGAGCCAACGGAGCAGGTCCAACGCTCTATGAAATACACAAAGCTCGTTGTGGTTGAATATAACACCTACCCAAATTCGGTTGAAAAGGAAGAGCCGTTCAATAAATTTGGCTATGATGGAACATCCTTTATGCGCTACGAGTTTCGTAAGGGTATACTCCAGAATGTCATTCTGCACATCATAAAAACCTTTCTAAACATTGAACTGAAACATCGCATGCTCATATTGTTTATGAACATTGAGCATGTCGATATTGTTCACGAAGATCTGACAAAGAGATTTCCAAACTACATCGTTGGAAAATACTATGCCACGCTTCCACAGGAAGAGAAGGACTATGTGAAAGACAATGCTGATATTATCATTGCAACATATGGTTCATTTTCTACCGGGTTGGATACGCATAATATCAAATATGTGCTATCCTGTAATCAGTGCAATAAGGTTCAGGATAACCAGGCAGCTGGTAGATCGAGGCCTCTTCCGGATGGAACGGATTCGGTCTATTTTCTTCTCGTGGATATGGGATTTTCCTACTGTAGAACCAAACTTAAAAATCGTCTCTTCTATCTTCAGGAAACTAAGTCAAAAGATGATTGTGCCTATCATTACATCTATAACACGACACTTCATAAAGATGATTTTGTGGAGGACTATGTGATAGAGGGTGAAAAGCGTGCGGAAGAAATGATGAGACAAAAAATAGAAGAGATGAACAGACGAGCCGAAGAGAAGCGTGCTAAAAAGGCTGAAGAAAGAGCTGGTGAAAAATGAAATGAATCTATATCCACTCACTTTCACCATACCCACAGATGTAAGGGAACTTGAATTTGTTTTCTGGATGAGACCGTTTAATGTTGAGGTTCAGAAGACCAGATACCAGCTCAATAAGCCGTTTTGTACCCTCTATATGCAAAAGGTCGTACCATACAATGTAAAGAAGTCCATGAATCCAACGGATGCAAATGCCCTATCGTTTCAAATTACAGAGGCGAACCTGTTCGATATCCAGGAAGCGTTTCTAAAGGTTGACAGCTGGTTTAGTGAAGAGAGCATAAGGGAGCTATATGGAACTAATGATAATGGTATGCTCATGTTTAACATGGAATACAAGGATCTTAAGGTTACCTATGTTGACGAATCTAGCTCGACTAAGAAAGCGATCCAGATCCTACCAGCTCCGGTTGAGATTGGAAAGGATCTGATGGAACCTGGAGCGATTCTATTTATTAATCGACAGGAAAACGCCATTGTATTGAGAACTCATCAGTATAAGCGACTAAGCAAATTCATCCGAGACTTTAATTTCCAGGCCTATATGCAGTTTGCAATGATCTGTTTCCAATATTCCCTTTCCAACGGAAATATCCTTGGACGAGATGAGATCAGACGGATCACAACCGATCAGATTCTAACCAATTCGAATTTTAAAACCTATTGATAGGAGTTGAATAGCATGGCTGATAGACTCACAACTGGTGAAGTGTTTGAAGATTCTGAAAATCGAATTATCACCGATAGCACACTTCTTAAGATCGGCGAACGATACTATGAGATCAGATCCATTCTCCCCGAGGATTTTAAGATCTCCGATAAGTTTGAAAATTGGCTGTCATTGCAATCCAAGAATTTCGAAATCGAACCCAATATCGCCTACCTGATCGGAGACTACTACTATCTCTACAGGGGTAGGCTGGCAGATTTGAATACGTTTGAAGAGCCGAAGCCCGGTATCTATATGGTGGATGAAGATCCTAAATACGTAATTTGCCAGCCGGAGACCGATGAAGAGAAAAAGGAATATCGCTATTCAGATAAGATTACCACATATGATGCCGATGAGATCCGTAAAGCGGTTCTCACCCACGATATCGTGATCATTAATGTTCCGGATGTCGTACATTCGAATATTCCTCCGGAAGATGTGAACGATGATCTTTTGAAAAGAGCGATTAAGAGGGTTCTGCTTTCGAAAGGAATCGACCTAGACCAGTGCAGATCCCGTTTTGCAAGTAAGAACATGCTTTTCAATTTCAAATCAGTCCTTCGTGGGGACAATAGGCTCTCCATGCTTCTCTTTGAACGTGGTACTGAAGCGCTAAATCTCAAGTATACCGTGATTCTTGAAGAAGCCGGAGGGGAAATCATCGGAAGACCCCTTAAGGAGCCTATTATCATTTCGTCTGAAGACTGCTATGACACGTCTCTTGTCGGAACCGATCACGTTCGCATGTCAGAAGACATTGGTGAGTACGAGCCAGAGGATGAAGAATAACAGACTAGTAATGGATCTGTATTCCATGGTATGAGATAATGAACGGTGATGGGTGAGCTGAATGGAATTGCTTATTCATCACCGTTTTTATACCTCAAAATAAAATTAGGTAGGATTCGGGTTGGACATTCCCGAATCCTACCTAATCCCAAGGAGAGGTTGCCGGATTGATCCGGCTAGCAGCCCGCCAGAGCCACTTTCAACTTAACAGGTCAAGAGAGCGAGACCTATTTACTCATAATGTTATTATGGTCAAATTTTTTAAGCGTTTAGACTAAATAGAAGAATAATGAATGTATGAAAATTTACGCGAAAGGAGAGTTTGCCGGACATGGATAGACAAAACCAAGAAGCCTGGAAAGACTGCTCAATCGAAGAGCGCATAGATTGCCTTTCGGAATATGTCCTTACCAGAGTGGATTATTCTCAAACAACCGCCAGTAGAGATGACATCTATCAGCAGACAGCACTTGTCTACCTTGAAGCAATTACCAACGGTGGAAACGATCTAAGCTATCGTCAGATGTGTAATCATTGTCTTAACCGGGTTAGATATTACCTGGTGCAACAAAAACAAGAATGCTTAGATTCTGAACAGGAGATCGATGAATATGCCTATATGGCACTACAGGATCTCGTTGAAATGACCTCAGATGATTTCATTCACACTCTCGATCGAATTCTATCTGAATTAGAAAAAGAATCCTACCTCCGGGTATGGTTTGATACATATAGAAGCGAGATTGGAATTCCGATCTCAGATCCAGAAAGAGCTACCGAGATTGCGGACCTTTCAAAGAAACCGATAGAGAGCCTCTGGTTTGATGCCAGAAAGGTTTTGGAAAGAAGTATTGAGTCATACGTACGTAATTTTGGGTGGCTACCAGAATCTATAGAATTTAGTCTTGTTTCTGAGAGATTAAAGACAATAGGAAAAGATTCTGTATTCAATAGCACGTTTTATTAATACAAATGAACGATCCCGAACGATAAATAAAGATCGTTCGGGATCCTGTTTTTCACTAATGTATTTATAGACTAGAGGTGAGATAGTTTGTGGAAGATAACTAGATTATATCTGCAGAATTTTGTCTGCATTCAATCGGGAATGCATCGTAACGATGTTACACTCGATTTTACAAACTGTGATAAGAAAATTAATATTTTTATTGGAAAAATGGGATCGGGAAAGACGTCGATTCTCGGGCATCTTCAGCCGTTTGCTGACTACGGTACTCTAGATGTCAAGAACAAGCTCGATGAGATACTTCCCTGGAAAGATGGTCTTAAAGAGATCCAGTTCGTTCACGACAATGATGTGTTCGATATCCGACACGTGTTCACATGGAATAAGACTACCATGGCTCATTCAACAAAGAGCTTTATTTCTCTAAATGGAGAAGAACTCAATAAGAATGGAAACGTGTCAAGTTTCAAAGAACTGATCAGAATACATTTTGGAATTGATCAGAATTTTCTTCGTCTTCTCAGACTCGGTCCAAATGTTGCAAACGTGATCAACATGAAATCCACAGAACGCAAGGCCTTTATCGCTACGCTTTTGGAAGACACTGAAATTTACATGACACTATATCGGAAACTTGGAGAGGATCTTCGAAATATCAATAGTACGCTTACGGTACTAAACAATCGTCTCATGGGACTATCTTCTGAGAAGGAATCCGAGATCAGGGTTGAAATTGATGATCTTGATGAAGAAATATCCAGTTTGTCTAAGCAGGTAGATCAATATAGAGATTCTATTTCAAAGCTAAAGGGTGTAAACCAAACCCTAATTAAAGGTACAAGAGGCGATATTCTAGGAGCTCTGGAAAAAGCCGAGAACGAATTCAAAGAAAAATCTGAACGATATGACCAGGTGGTCGAAGCACTTGAAACCATGCCAACCGGTGGCATAGAAGCTCTCTCTGTCGAATATGCTGAAGCGAGAGAAAAGTTTAATCGGTGCGAAGAAAACATCCTTCATATCCAGATGGATCTAGAACCAAATCGTGTAGAAAGAAATCGCTTGACGGACGAGATTCTTATGCACGATAATTCTGCACAGATTGCCGAACTCGAATCTCAAGCGGCGATGATCAATCGTACATTTGAAAGAACCAAGTATCAAATCGAAGATTTCGATCATCACTACTCATATTCATTTCTCGTAAATTTTCTAACCAGTCTCCAATCATTTCAACTTTCTCTTGAAGAGATGTGCTGTAATCCGGAAGAGGTCATACGAAAATGCTTTTTCTCGGATAAGAGCCTTGTTAGTTGGGCTCAGAAGAGGATCAACATTCTTACCGGCAAGCAGGTAAATCTTCAAAAGCTTCTTCGAAACATTGACTTTGCTGCCGATTATCGATGCCCAATACCCCTATACCTCCCCCCAGATTGTCCGACGGAAGATTGTCCTTATCGAATTTCTCATCCGGTTACGATAGGTGATACCAATAAAGCTCTTGCATCTGTTGAAGAAATTAGACAGCAGATAGATGCTCTGGATAAAGAGATCTCCGTATATGGTGAATACGGTGTACAATGGCCTAAGATGCGTTTTCTTAAAGAAAATTGGAAGATGATATCTGGGGTTCTTGCAAAGATCGGGGTTCTCATTGACGATAATCTCCTAAATCTTCTAATGAATCTGGATATTCGGACAAAGTGGTACGATCAGCCGGCACTTATGAGCTACATCGAAAGAACCAAGGCGTATGAAGATTTTGATGGTATGAAGCAGCGGGCACAGGAGATTAATGCTGAACTGGAAAAACTCAGATCCTCTGACATTGCTGGAAAGAAACTTAGACTTGAGCAACTGACTGTAGAGTATGAGGATATGATCAGAACTTTGGAAGAACTTAAAGCTGGACGAGATGAGCTCATGCACAATAAAGATCGTTTGGCAAAAATCATGGCTAATCTTGGGAACCGGGAAGCTCTTCAGGTTGAAAAAGCACGTTTAGAGACCGAGCTTGAAACCATGCGAACCAACATATTTGAACTTAAGACAAGAGCAAACCAGTATGAAGACAATAGTAGAGAGATTCTTGTACTCGAAACCCAGATGCAGTCAACCAGTAGGCAGTATGAGTCTAGGGTAGAGAGATGTACTAAGCTGAAGCACCAGCTGCAGGATATCCAATCTACTGCAGATTCCTATCAGGAGTATCTTGAAGAAGCTAGGGTATTGAGATTGATCATGAGTGCTGTGTCTTCAAAGGATGGGATTCCTCTGGTTATGGTTAAGGTATTTCTTGATGACTGCAAAGAGATTATCAATGACCTAATATCTGACATTTTTGACGATGATCTTGAGATCGTAGAATTTGCCATATCTGAAGATTCTAATGATTTCAAGATTCCCTATAGGGTTAATGGTCAGTACGTACCAGACATTGAATTTGCATCACAGGGGCAGCAGGCTGTTATATCCATAGCTCTCTCGTTTGCTCTCTGTAGGAAGGCAACCTTTGATTACAATATCATGCTGCTGGATGAGATTGATAATAGCATTCACAAATCAGATCGTGAGAGATTTATCATGATACTGTCTAAACAGATGATGGCACTTGGTACCGAGCAGGTATTTCTGATTACCCACAACGATATCTTCCAACAGGCCGGACTTCCGGTGAATATTATGATGACCACTTCTGAAATAGTTGATCCGTACGATAACCAGTCCGTGATGAGGCTTTACTAGGAGATATTAATACAGGAGGAAATTATGAAAGATTTCAAAGACCTTAAAAGTCCAATTGTTGCTGTTGATTTTGATGGCACGATCGTTGAAAATGCCTTTCCTGGGATCGGTGAACCCAGGAAGGGTGTTATTAAGATGCTTAAGAATCTGAAGGCTAGAGGAGCCAAGTTGATTCTCTGGACCTGTAGAGGTAGGCATTATCTTGAAGAAGCTGTCGAGGCCTGTAAGAACTTTGGTTTGGAATTTGACGCCATTAATGCAAATCTTCCTGAAGTGAACGAACGCATGGGCACCGACTCTCGGAAAATTGTTGCTGACCTCTATATAGATGATCGTTCCTATAATCCAGATGATGTGCATCTTTTCAGTGCAGAAGCGATCCTGTTTTCGGAAGATCCGAAGAATCTTGATTCGGTAATACTCTAATCTAAAGAAATCATGGCTAGAGCAATTGCAAGTTTTCAAGCGTTTCTAGATGAACCGGAGATTGGAGTTCCTTTTATGGATAGGACTGGTACAGTATGGCTTTGTCCACATTGTCATAGACCGGTTACAATAGGAGATCGACAGTGTTTTTACTGTAAGCTTTTCTTGGATTGGAAATCCATTCTTGGTCCCAGAGACGATGACGAATAAGAATAGATAGATAGAGGAGGTTCGTCTCCTCTATCTATCTTTATAAAAAGTCGTATAAATTCACCTTTTAAATCTATTTTTTGATGATATATTATTTTTGTGATTATATACAGAAGGGATGAATATCAGATGTCATACTACTTCACTACATCTGAGCTGGAGGAGGCTCAGGACGTGCGCGATGCCCTGAACGGTTGGCATCAGAACGACGTTGATGACTTCAATTTCCTCGATCGCCTTACAGGTGTGATCAGACCTGACAGCTCACTTATTGCCAAAGATGACTACATGTGTCTCATTTTTCACTTCCCGACCATCGAATTTGTCTACATCTTTTCCGTGGCGATGGCTGGCGAAGTGGTTGAAGCTCATAAAGAGTTAAGCAGTGGTCACACCCAATTGCTCAGAGTCGTCGAGGATCAGATTTCAGATGAGCCCTGGAAGGATGGGGTGTCGTGTCGGTACGCCATCGACATAGATGCAGCAAGGCGTGCTGTTCATGGGTCTACTGACCCTGAAGACCTACGTCATCTCAGGCTTCTCTGGAAGATCTTCAAATGAGATGAGGGTCTTCCAGAGAAAAAAGGATCGCATTCGTCCAGGGGTTGATAGCCCTGTGACCTATGCGATCCTTTTTTCAACTCACTAGTGCTCAAAAATCACCTTTTAAATCTATTTTTTGATGATATATTATCTTTCTGAATACATATAAGGATGTGATCACGATGCCGTTTTACGAGTCTGTAAAGTTTAGATCTGGTGGTAGAGTTTATCAGAGTGAGCCTAAGCTCACGAACGAAGGACTTCAGATCATCAGTTCTGAGGAAAGTGGACTGATTGCAAGAATTCGAGTATCCGTAGCTCAGATTTATCGTATTGAGAGATATCTCTCCAGAAACGAAAGATTTCCCTATTCCGTTCCCTCGAAAAAAGAAAGTGACACTATTATTACAAACTATGGCCTGGAAAGGAGTGGCAGCATCTACAAAGGTGACACAAACGTGATATACGACATTCTTCGTGAAAAATATCCTGAGTTTAATTGGGAAACCTACCATAATGCCGATGGTAAGGGATATAAACGTCTGGTCTATATTGTTACCTATGGAAGCGCCCCGTGTAAGATTATCAATCCGGCGAAGACTCGAGTATAAGTATGTGAGTAGAAGAGGATAGACCATGAGTAAGAAAAGTAAAATTCCTGACTTTACATTACCCCAGTTTAAACCCGTCACCTTTCAGAATCTAGTTCATCGCCTCTATACGGATAAGAGGATGCTAAAGTCTATGATATCCGAGGCAAAAACGCTTGAAACTTTTCCAAACAAATCTTTTTCCTCGCGATCGTTTATGTTGGAAAAGAGGATTGTAAAAACGAAGGAAGATCTGTTTGAAATGATTTCGTCTGAAGAGTTTGTGAAACTCATCGATGGAGATTTGGATGATTAGGTGTTAGCTGGAGATTTTACGGTAGAACGGGGAAATGCTCAACTCCCCCGTTCTTTTTTTGGACAATTCTCTAAATACGAGACTTTACCCTAGAAGGGAGAAGTACCATGCAAAAAGTTACAAGTTATAAATGTCCACACTGTGGTGTTAGATATAAATCTCTTCAGGTGTGGGGTAACCATGTTCAGACAAAGCATCCAGATATGATCCCGGAAGGATGGTCATATGGAAGATATTTCTATTATGTCAAAACCGGTAAGAAAGCTGGATCCTGTGTTGTCTGTAAAAATCCCACCGAGTGGAATGAGTCCACAATGAAGTATGCAAGATTTTGCAACAATCCCGATTGTAAGACCAAGTATCGAGAAATGTTTAAGGGCCGTATGATCAATAAGTACGGCAAAGTTCATCTCTTAGATGATCCCGAACAGCAGCGAAAAATGCTTGCAAATAAACATATCTCTGGTCAGTACACATTTCTTGATGGTACGAAGGTTACCTATACAGGAACCTATGAACTTGATTTTTTAAAGTTCATTGATAGATTTCTCCATTTTAATGGAGATGATATCATGATGCCGTCTCCTCACACATACTACTATGAATATAAGAATCCGAATGATCCTGATCATGAAGGACAGCACTTCTATGTACCCGACGCATATATTCCTAGTTTGAATCTCGAGATCGAGATTAAACAGAATACGAACATGCATCACAAGTTACTTGCGATTGATAGAGTGAAAGAACTTCAGAAAGATGAGATGATGACCAATCGTTCTGATGTAAACTATCTAAAAATCGTGGAGAAAAACTATGTACCGTTCATTCAATATCTTGAAGATGCACGTTTAGATGAACCGGTACAGGAAGCCTATACGGATGATGTCATAGAGGCTATGGAAGCTTTTCTTTCTGAAATTCGCGATTCTCTATCTGGATACGATTTTGATAGCGAAGAAAAAATACTTGAGGCTGCCGGCTATTCTAAAGAAGATAATAAGCCCGTATTCATCATTCTTACTTCTGGAAACACCCCATTGGCTAAGCTGATTAAGAAATCTACCGGAGATCAGTTTTCACATTCTTCGATATCCTTCGATATCTCTCTCAATCCATTGTATTCATTTGGTGCGGTTAAAGCGAAATTTGGTGGTCCTGGTAAAAATATGGGATTCATCAAAACCACACCAGATAGCGATCTTTGGTATACCAGCAAATCAAATGTCCCGTATGCCATATATGTAACACACGTATCCAGTTATAATATTGAAAAGATGAAGAGTCGCTTGGAATACTTTGTCAATAATCAGGATCAGATGAGATATTCCTATAGCGGTCTGGTTAGAGTCTTTTTCAATCTTAAATCTCCAAAGAGATATCACTGGTTTTGCAGCGCATTTGTAGCTGAAATTCTTAACGCCGGTAAACCTCTACCGAAAGATCCAACTCTATATAGGCCTCAGACGCTTACCTCTATTGATCAGGTTGATCTCCTGTGCACCGGACGGAATATCGTCGAATACGATGAAGAAGCTGCAAAGAAAGCTCTTAAGCTTATTCAAAGTGATACACCGGTGCTAGAATCTGGTCTTGTCAAATATCGAGATACGTATATTAGCGATATTAGCAAGTATATGAACATTCGTAGTTTCAAGTTTGGTAAAATTGATCCCATGCTTCTTAAGAGTTTTGCGAAGGAAGCGAAGGGTAAATTTTCCAAAATACGGGTTAGCCGAAATAGTTTCGGTGAACTTGTTATCGACGGTAAGCATCTGGTAGGATACTATAATACCGAGAAAAGAGAAAATCTCGTCTGGCTGCAGGCTTTTGAAATCTGTGGCAGGTATCGAGGACAGGGTCTATCTGTACAACTCCTTGATCGAGCGATCAAGAAATCTGGGTTGACAAACATTGCAATCAACCCTGCTAATGAACTTGCACTAAAAATCTATCAGGACTACGGGTTTATCGAATATTCTCGTACGGATGATAAGATTCTCCTTCACTATGAACGAGATTAAATAAAAAACAGAGGAAGACGCCTGTCTTCCTCTGTTTTTTATCTCTTTATTTCGCCGCAGACTTTTTCACATAGTCTTTGACGAATGCAGCCTGCCGCTCGGCCTTTACACGATCGATTTTGGCACGAACCTTGGTATAGAGAGTCGGATCGAGATTTGGAAGGAGGTTCTTGAAGAACCCACTGACGGTTCCACTGGTAAATCCATACTTCTGCCCAGCTTCTGCCATGGTGCTTTTCTTCCGACTCACGTAGTACTTGGCCATGGCAATGATCTTCTCGTTCTTGATCTCTTCCTCGGTCTTTTCAGCCTCGGGCTTCTTGCGCTTAATGATAGCCATGATTTTAGTATTCCTCCTTTCCTGGAGATTATAGGGTATAGGTTACCGGAATGTTTAACCCAAAAAACAAAGCCATAAATTTTTATACCCTTTGACCATTGAAAAAGGAGGATCTATTGATGGCAAATGGTTCCATTACAGAACGCAGAAAAAAGTTTATGGACTATCTCTGCAAAGTTCTGGACATATTAGATCCAAGTGGACAGAATTCAAAGAACTATGAAGAGTTCTTTGGAGAAATGTCCGATCAGGAATTCGATTCCTATATCAAAAAGTTTTTCAAGGATGAAAAGGCAAACATCTACCTTGAGATAATAGAATATGAGCGCGATCTTACCATGGAAGCGATCAAGAAATGTGCAGATTTCATGAAAGTTCCTCTGTTGGAAAGGGTTGCATATCCCTACCTAAATGGCAGTACAGAGGATGTGATCGTTACACCCTATCCCGTTCCAGTTGGGTACATTCATGAAAAGAGACTCCAGCAGACTCTAATGAAAAAGTCCGCAGGTTCTACAAAGATTCAGAAGAGGTCTCCTCTTACCGGACAGGTTACCGCAGAGGATAAGAACGCTCGAAATTCTGACCTTGAATCCTATTCTCTAGCTGCAGTTGGAGCAAATGCTGCACTTGCTGAATTTATGGATCCCAGAGCGGATAATGAAAAGGCAAAGCAGCAGATGTACAACGACATCTCTAAAAATGGGTTTGTTTCCCTTCAGGATCTTGACATGTATGATCCCAGAAATAAGGTTGCGCTAAACACGTTTAACACCTACTATCTCATGATGGGTGTTACTAGTAACCTGGTTGTTCCCATCGATTCAATTCCCGGTCCGTGAGAACCTTCTAAAACCTATGTCTACTTTTTTACACTCTATTTTTACCGGTGTATTTTTGATTTGAGAATGACATAGGTTATAATGTGAATCTTTCATAAGGAGGTCCTCGCTATCATGACCCAAATATCCAGTGAAAGGGCGAATGAAATGCTCGCTGATCGTGTACGCCTTAAGATCAGTATTATCGGCATTGGTAATGCTGGTAATCAGCTGCTCAACGAGGCCATCAAGCGTGAAAACGTACGCGTTTTCGCCGTAAATTCTTCCCAGAAAGATCTTGGAAATGCTGTTACCAATGCAGAAATTCCCTCCTTCATCATTGGTCATGACGCTAAGGGTGCAGGAAAATCACGTGAGTCCGCAGCCGCATTCTTTCAGCAGAATGGCGCAGAGCTTGCAACAGCAGTTCCGTCCTTCAGTAACATGTGTGATTCTTCTGACGTTATCATCGTTGCTGGGTCTACCGCAGGTGGAACTGGCTCTGGAGTCGCTCCCCAGATGGTCAGACTTCTTCAGATGATGTACAATAATAAGATCATTATCTACGTCGGAATTCTTCCTAGGATTACAGACGCTCCCAAGGCACAGCAAAACTCCATCGAATGCTTGAACGAGATCCAGGAATGTAAGGTTCCCTATCTCCTTGCTGATCTTGACTACTACAAGGGCGTACCAAATCATATTGCCTACCAGAAGATTCAGCAATACCTCATGGATTGTATCGATATCATGGGAGGGCGCTTTCTCAATCATTCTCAATATGGCATGATCGATGAAAATGACATGAGAGTGATTCTCAGTGAGCCTGGCTATCTTTCCATGTACAATCTGGCTGGCATCACTCAGTCTCAGCTTGAGAAGGAGACGATGCAGGCACAGATGGTAAAGCTGATCAAATCCTCGCCTGCAGCCGAACGCACTCGGAATGGAATCATCAGTCAGATGGGGGTTGTTCTAAACACTCCCGAAGAGATGACCGATGTCACAATGTCCAGTGACTACACTGAACTTACCGACTATATCGGAACACCGATCTCCATATTTGAAAACTTTGCAACGGTTTCCGGCGCAACTGGGCAGATGATCATCATTCTCTCTGGCCAGTCCAGTCCCATTGCCAGAATCAATGAGATGAATGAACGAGCTCAGCAGGCAACCGGTCTTGCCCAGACCGACTATGATTTTAAGAATATGATCGAAGGTTTCAACACCAAAGATCATAAGACCAACATTGATCTTACCGGAGAAACCCAGGAGAAGAATGAGGATGCTAAACGAGCGGCTGCTCTGAGTTTCTTCAAGAAGAACTGATAGTAGAATAGACATGCGATGAAATATTCGCATGTCTATTCTATTTTCGCTCGAGAGAAAGGTGACCTATAATGTTTGATGTAAACGACCATCCTCAGCAAAAGGTTCTGAACGAAGAATTTGGAAAAGTCCTTGCTAATACGGTAACGTCACTTGATTCCTTGTCTGGGACCTATTCCATCAGTCTTAAAGATGCAATTATCCAGTATCTCGATAGCTTTGTAGTCTACATCAATCGCTATCAGAAAATCGATGCTAGGATCATCAAGCATGAAGTTCGTAAAGCCCTGTTTGTACACGATCTTGTCTATAAGATCAAATCATTTTTCGGTATTAAAGAATAGGAAACCACTGCATATTTCCAATTCTGAATTAGATGCATGTATTTTTATTCTGAAATGCTAATATGGAAGCAATAACAGGCTAATCTATTTCGGAGAAAGGCAGGCAAAAACCGATGTTCGAGTATGACAAAATCGTGAAAAAGCTTGAGAAGTTCGATGAACTTCCCGAAAAGAAACAGAAGAAAACTCTCAATCGGGTCTTCTGTGACGAGAGTTTTCGTGAATGGTTCTATGGAGTGGGAGATAACAAAGACTCTCAGCCCATGAATAACACCATGATCCAGAAGCTCTTCAATCTCCTTGCCCGTCCGGTGGTTGTCAAAGTTCTCATCGACTTCATCAATTCTCAGGATTCTGAGACCTTTGATCGAACCTCCTGTGCAATTGCATTTCTCGTTATCGATAACGGGATTGATGCACTCAATAAGGCAAATGGAGATGTGAGCGAGGAATCAAAGAACGGCTCTCTTTCCAGTAAGGAACTTCGTACCTATAAAGAAAGATCCGAACGCTATACCGAGTATATGGGAGATCTCCTCAATGCGATCAAGGAGAAATCTGGCCGGGAGGTTAAGGAGATCTGCAAAAAGTGCAATCTTCCCAAGACTCTGGTCTATACGACCTATTTCATCGTCCCTGGTCGCAAGTATGTTCCTAAGTATAAGGTTTCCATGTACATGAACCAGATTCTCCGGGAGACCTACAAATATGTGGGCTCTAATGGGCTGGAAAACATCGAGATGATTCGCTGGGGAAGTCTGTTTGGGCCCTATTTTGGCTCTGATATGACCACCTCTGCCGCAGTCTCCATTCTTCTCGAAGGTGTAAAGCGCATCGAAGCGTATCAGTCCACTGAGTATTTCGACGATGTGAAATCCATCTGGAATTCTCTGACCAACTTCGCTCTCAGCGAACTCGATAATGCACCCGAGAATGTCCGGCGCCAGATGGTAGAACTCTATATCAAGAAGATTGACAGACTTTACCGCAATGGAAATGGTCCCAGGCTCCGTGTGAACGTTCTTCAGCTTCCCAGTGAGTTTAATAATCTGATCGGCACCATTTCTCGCTATTCGGACCGGATCGAGTCTATTGTGAAGACAGGACTGAAGCCGGTTGCTGATTTCAAGCAGAAGTATGTTGATGAACCCCGTCGTAAGCGGGACATCGACAATGCGATCAAGGACATCGCTGAGAAGACTCGGGATTCCTCGGATGAATCCAAAAAGGATGATGATATCGATTTTTCCTGGATGAAAACTCCCAACCTGTCTACCGAGGATGAAGAGGAATCCGAAACCCTTCTGAAGGGTGTCAAAAACGAAAAGTTGATGAAACCCATCGAAGACGACTATTTTTCCGAGGAAGAAGATGAAGATGAGAAGGCTACTCCCCCGGCATACTTTGAGGAGGATGATTGATGGTGTCGTATGCTGACAAATTAGTGGCTATGTCGTATGCTGACAAACTGCTGGCGGGTTTCGGTTTCATTTTGGAAAATAGGAATGATCCGCTGGCTATCAATGATGGATGCCTTGTCTACTATTACAGAGGAAACGATGAGTCGAAGAAAAAATATGTTCTGCGCATCGGAAACGTTTCCGTTGTGATGTGGAATGGGAATAGTTCTATTACGATTCCCAACGAGCTTATTATTCCGATCGCAATAAAGCTTAATGAGATGCATGGACTTCTGAATTGGGAAGACTGTCCTTCATTCTCTTCTGCGATGATCGAATATCTTGGAAATTCCTATAGCGGCGATCAGAATCCTAAGAACGATGATGCTTCTCAGAAAGAAGTTGAAGATGAGAAGGTTTCTGATGACACTGCCTGCGAGTCTAAATGTGCTGCTGAAGAGCTGGCAGATTCTACCGCGGATGATTCCGCGGACCAGTATGAGACCAGGATGTTCACTGCCATTGTATCCGTTCCCAGGGTATGTGAGGCGGGTAAATACGAGCATAACATTCACGTAACTTCTGACAATCTCACTTCCATGCAACACCTGGCGATGCTTAAAGCCGCCGTTGACAACATGCGCTAGATCCAAAAAGATCCCCTTGAGAAGCGTATAGCCATCTCAAGGGGATCATCTATTTTTTCGTTAGAAAGGAGTGTACGATCATGTCTGCGGTTGATCAAGCACTGGCTGAACTCGGATACAAACTGAAATCTGATCCTGATAATCATGACATCATTGTCTATTCTAGCATTGAGACGGTCTATGATCCAGAAGAAACTTTTATTGAGCATATCATTCAGATCGATAAAAGTGGTTTGGATTCCTTCATCAATATCTTCAAAGAGATCCATTTCGGAAGTTTTAGAGAGCCGGAAACAAAAAATGTCAAAGATGTCAGCTCTCGCCTATTTCTTCCGATCCATTACACTAACTCTCCGTTGGAATATCGAGAAAAGAGAAAACTTCCACTGAAACTTATTCCTCTTTTGGCAAAGAAGATCGAAGAAGTTAATCTTGCTGAAGAATAATAGGCATCTTTCAATATAGAAAATTTATTCTTTCCCTCAACATGTCCCTAATTCCCACGAACCAATGGGAGTTGAATCTAAGGAATTTGGGGGTTAGATCGCAGATGCTAACGATCATAAACGAGGATCTTATGTCCTTTGAACCTACGTTTGTGAACGATAAAATTAACCATCATAAATATCTCAAACTCAGAATTCTTACCACCAATAGGCTTCTTCAGAAGCAGAGTGACCTTGGTCATAAGGATCCGAGGTCGAAGAAAAATACTACTCGTACCGGAGAAAACTGCCTTGTAGACCAGGCTGATAAAATCTTAGCTGTAAATCGGGAAATTCTCCGAATTTCTGCTCCTTCCAGAGAAATCGAATCTAGCTTTAAAGCTGGACTGAAGTTTGCAAGTTTTCCTATCGATTGGAAGAAGTATCCGATGTCTGTATATGTTACCAGTCTGAGCAGATATTCTAGACAGGTTGATCTCCGCTGTCATGAGACCGGGGATGATAAGGCAAATATTTTCATCATTGCCTTTCCTTTCAACGGGATGATCAAACCTATCAAAGAGGATCCCAGATATCGGGTCTATAAGGGATTTATCTCCAGTTCGATCAAACCCTTTTTCCATGCAAACCGCAAATATAGGAAAGTTCTCTATCTCGTGATCGAGATCAATAAAAATCTTTTCAAAAAAGATCACCAGTTCCATACAGATAACATCGACATTTCTCTCGAATCCTATGCCCTTTTTACGGATAAGTACAGTAATGAGAGAAAAACAAACCATGAGAAAATGACCTTGAATATCACTTCTCCGAACGGAGACCATAGCCTGGAGTGGAACTATGAGGTTATTGATCATGAGATCTTCATGAATCTTCCCAATGTTGATCTATGGCCGACCTACACATTTTCGAAGGATGGAGCGGATTCTCAAAAATCCATTCCGCAGTCTAGGAATAAGAAAAAGAGTGGTCAGAGACCGATGGTGGTCGAAGGTAATACCATGGTTACCACCAATAAGCATGGAATACGTAAGGAAATTCCACTGGGAAAAGAGAGAAATACAAGGCCATACTATTCTGATCGGCAGTATTCCTATGACAAGGATATATCTCAGAAAAATGAGACCGCCCGAAAGAACGGTAGGGGAAAACAGAATAAAAAGGGCCGTCGCAAATGATAATCTATCGAACGGATTCTTCGGTTTTTCGGAGAATCCGTTCGCAATTTCAATGATGTATTCTTGGCATGATAGGAGGATTAGAATCATGTCGAAACTGTCAACGACTGATAAAATTACCATTGGTTCCATCGTTATCCTCGGTGTCGCAGCTCTGTGCATTCACCAGGAAATTAAACGTGTTGAAACCGTTGGTACAGCGATTCGAAGGGATATTGACTACGTAAACCTTGCTCTGGAAAAGAGTCAGAGAGATATTCGTGCAGGAAACGCTTATCTTCAGCAGGGTAATGACATGCTTAGAAAGCTTGTGGGTGAAGCCTATGGAGTCGAATCCTAGTAGATCTGTCATAGATATTTTTCTCGTTCTTTCCATTGGTGTTTTTAGTCTTGAGACCATCCTACTTGTAAATGAACTGATTGAGTTGAATCAGATCATGGTGGAATCTGATCGTCTCTTAAGGATGACCAATCCCAGGCTCTATGAACTCTATAGGCCCGCTCGTGAAGAATCCTAGATCCATTTTCATTAATGGACAGGAGATATGTAACTTCAATAGCTATTTTTACATCAAGAGAGGAGATTTTGCAGATGAAAACCTTCATTACCATCTCTGTGGGCGTTGCCATTGGCCTGGTCATTGCCGATCTCGTTACCGAGGGAGAAGCCCATCGCCGCATCTTCCATGCCGTAAGCGCCTGCCTGGCTGTGGATGCCGCTGAGGAAGAGTAATCTTCCGGAAGAGAATGAGGGGGATCCCTTTTAACCCCCTCATTCTTTCTTTTTTATAAATAAAATCTGAATTTTAATTCCGATTTCCATTGTCGGTATATTATTTTCATAGATGACAGTAGAAGGAGGTTTATCTAATGGCTCTGATAGACGAACTTGAATCGAAGGATAAAAATGGATTATTTAAATCCAATGATAACATCGTCTGCTATCCTACCGGTATCACCGTTCTCGACTATGCCAATGGTTATTGGACGGAGGTTATGGGTCCGGATGGAGAAATGATCCATGTGCCAAACATTGGAATACCTGGCGGCTCTCTTGTATCCATCATAGGCTCTACCGGTAATGGAAAAGCCCTTCCTAATAGTACCATGTTGCCTACGCCTAATGGGCTGAGAAGAGCAGATGAAATTCAAGTTGGAGATTATCTGTTTGATCGGTTAGGTAAGAAAACTAGGGTATTAGGAATCTATCCCCAAGAAGGACTTCTCGATAGCTATGAAATTAGGTTCCAAGATGGACGCACTGCAAGATGTTCTAAAGATCATCTCTGGACAGTTATGACACCCGAAGGAAAATTACGTTCTGAACCATTGAACACATTGGACTTGCTTGTTAGAATTGACTTGGACTTACTTGTTAGATCTGATTGGTCAACTAGAAAACAGGCAATTGCTGCTCAGCATCTTTCCATCCCAAACAACGGTCCTGTTCAATATGAGGCACGTAAACTAATGATTCATCCTTGGGTATTTGGAGTGCTTATTGCAAACGCGAATTTTAGAGAGACATATCTTTCTATTAATACTACAAGTGATGAAATTCCTAAAAAGATAGCAGAACTCACTGGATGGACCTATCTTAAAGTGTCGGAATTCGACCTTACGAATGGCAACCGGTATTGTTTCTATTCCAATGAGACCTGCCATTATATTTGCACTCAAGATTACCTAGAAAATTATCCCAACATGTTTGAAACCGATTCTCATGAAAAGCACATTCCCGATGACTATCTCTATAACTCAGTAGAAAATCGGATGGATTTGCTTAGAGGCCTATTGGATATGGGTGGATTCATCGATTCTAAGGAATATCACATAGGCTATTCTACATCATCAAACCGGTTAAAAGATGATGTTGTTAATCTCGTAAGATCTCTTGGCTATTTTGCATCCGTAGATTCAGATGTTGCAATCTCCTGTCCCGATGAGGATAAGCCGAATCTGTTTAGCATTGGTGATAAGCTTTCGCTTGCACAAGAAGCTGCTTCATCCCATAACAGCGGAAGAAACTATGATCAGCTGGCCATTGTGGATATCAAGAAGGTTGGTCAGGATAAAATGCGGTGCTTTATCGTTGACAATGATGAGCATCTGTTTCTCACCGAAAACTATGTCGTTACCCACAATTCCACATTTGCAGAGCAGATCGGTTGGAACATTGTAAAAGGTTTTGATGATGGACTTCTTTTCATTGTGGACTGTGAGAAATCTGCGGAGAGAGAGCGCATCTGTAATATTCTCGGCTGTCCAAGGGATGAGCCTAGATTGATCATCGATAAGCAGAGATCGTCAATCGATGATGTTCTAGAAAGTTTCGACCTTCTCTGTAAGACCAAAGAAGCCGGTGGGAAGAAGTACATGTATGAGGTGCACAACAGGACCTTCAATGGAGATACGTTCTGGGCCTATGTACCTACAGTTTATATCATCGATTCTCTTCCGAAGTTTAATTGTCGTGATTTTAACGATAAGGATCTTGGCGGTAATGTGGATTCCATGAGAGGAGCTAGGGATGTGACAAGGTTCTATACCAACGTGGTAGATAGAGCCTGGCAGTTTAATGTGATTTTCATCGTTATCAATCACATTCGTCCGAATCTTGTGATGAATCCCTATGCCAGTCCTCCTCGTGGTCTAATGATGATCAATCCTCAGTCTGAGACCCTTCCCAGAGGCTCTGTGGCCCAGTACTATTCCTCGGTATACTTCAGAATCAACAGCAAGAAATCTGCCGCCTATACGCTTGCGGATGATGGGTTCACCGGATTCAAGTGCGACATCCAGCTGGCTAAATCCAGAACCAATGTTGTTGGATCTTCTTTTCCGGTTACCTTTAACTCGGATAGAGGGTTTGATCCTATCTATTCCATGTATGAATTTGCGAACTCTCTTGGTCTCATCTCTGGTAGAAATCCCTATCTGGTGCTTCAGGGGTTTGAAGAACGGAAGTTCAATCGTAAAGAATTCGTCACTCTCATGACCGTTGACGAAAACTTCCGTAATGGAGTTCTTACCGTACTTCGGCCATACTATGAATCTCTCCTGAGTTCGAAGAAGGAGAAGGTTGCCGAAGTGAAAGAAGTACCTGATCTTGATCTGGTGGTGAACTATTATGGCTAAACTTACTGGCATGGAAATCGTGAAGGAGGTTGAACGGGGTCATATTATCATTGACCCCTTTGATCTCTCTAGAGTAAATCCAAATAGCTACAATCTTCGACTCGGAAATAAACTTCTCGTATATCGAACTACCGATATGGGATCTGATCCTGAAAAGGAAAGACGAATCCTTTCCTTACCAAGGGCTGTAAACACAGCACCTGGATATAATGATGTGATTCTGGACTCCCACGCGGATAATCCAACAGAGGAGTTTATTATTCCTGAAACCGGGTTTCTTCTTCAGCCTGGCATACTATATCTTGGGACCACCATGGAAAAAACCTGGACGGATCGATACGTTCCGGAACTTGGTGGGAGATCGTCTACAGGAAGACTTTCTATGATGGTACATATCACCGCCGGTTTCGGTGACGTTGGTTTCGATGGAAAGTGGACGCTGGAGATCGTTGTGTTTCACAATCTGATCGTCTATCCAAACGATGAAATCCTTCAGGTTCATTTTACCACAACCAAGGGAGATCTCGGGTTCCAGTACAATGGTCGCTATAATCATCAGGACGATGTAACTGCATCTCGTTTCTACATGCCGAAATCCGGTGTATTCTTCAATGGAGAAAAGGTTGAAGAGGATTCAGAAGAAAAACTCTTAACGATTCCTCGTAAAAGAAGACCTCGTCCATCTGACCTATTTGCTCTCAGACCAGGAGATATGGTCTCTCTAATGGCATCTTGTGGATCTCCTGAAGCACATGAGGAAATGGAATGTGTGAAAGCAGATCTCACCTTTGTCGATAAAAATGGTGAGGAACACCTGGTCAGCTACAAGTTAAAATGAGAAAAACGCTAGAGAGGGAAGACATCTTCCCTCTCTAGTGGATCTGATAAGGAGGAGATAGGATGGCCGTAGATGTCCATCTCAAACAGCGACTAGAAGAGTTGGACGAAAAATATGGTGGAGAAGAACTCTACCGTATATTCGGTCCAACAAGTCTTACCTGGAATACAACAGATAGTTCCAGAATGTACATGTTTACCTCTCATCTTAAACAGACTCTCACCCTTCTTAACCCGGATGTGCCAAGATTGGCAACTGGTATGGAGAATTCTGTTGGTAAATATAATAATGCCTATAAAAAGCTTGACGGTACGTGGGAGGTAAAACAGATCATCCCGAAATTCACTCTTACGGATGATCTGAAAAAGAGCCCGGATGGTAAAAAGGTTCAGATATTCATGCTGGTTCTCTATAATCGAAAGACGAATACCTATGATATGATAGAGAAACCCGTTGCAGAAAGTCTGACAGAAAAATTTGGGTTCGTCTATAACACCGAATTTATGGAATCTCTTGAGGTTGGAGATCGAATTACCGATAGAGTGCTCTACAAGTCCACAGCATACGATGATCATATGGCCTATCGCTATGGTAAGAATGCGAGAGTGTTTTTCTCCACTTCTACGGACACCATTGAAGACGCTATTGTTATACGCAAAGGCTGGGCTGATCAGGTCAAATCCGTTGAGATAGATGAGGTTCAGGTTCCCATTAACGATAACGATGTACTACTCAATGTTTACGGTGATCGTAATACCTATCTCGCGTTTCCTGAAGTAGGTCAGGAAGTGAAAGACTCCCTTATCTGTGCAACTAGAAGAATCAATAGAGCGCATTTGCTCTACGATTTTCAAGCTTCAAACATGCAGGAAGTCATGGATACCGATACCGACTACTATGTCGGTAAACATTCGGTGGTCTATGATATCAATGTGTACTATAATGGAGATGGAGATTTTCCACAGACCCTATTCTATCAGCAGTTGTATAGATACTATCAGGATAACTGCAGATATGCCGATGCGATTCTTGAATGCTGTAACCGTATTAAAGAGGAGGCAAAGACTGAAGGCTGTCACTATACTCAAAATGTGAGCTACTATCGATCCATCTACCTACATTGGAACGATCCTGAATATAAGTGGGCAAATAAGGATCGGAGTTTTGGAAATATCATTCTCGAGCTAAAAGTAAAATCTGTGGTTGGTCTGGATCTCGGGTCAAAACTATCTGGTCGCTTTGGAAACAAGGGTGTTATTTCCAGAGTTGTAGACGATACCAGTAACGACTTGCAAGACAACATAATCGAGATTCTTGATGATGGAAATCTTAGTCAAGATGATAAAAGAGTTCTTAGATCCAAGATCAACATTGTTGATGATGAACGTATGCCATACTACCTCACAGATGATGGAGAGAAAGTGTACGCAGACGTTCAATGTAACGCATCGGGTGCAATCCGCCGCCTCAACCCCGGTCAACTTGTAGAAGTTGAGATTAACTTCCAGGCAGATCAAGTGCAATATCTCATGAAGCGCGCTAGGACAATGCGGGAGAAGGAAGATATCTTCTTCCGTTTTATGAACTGTGTGTCTCAGGATGAGTGTACATTTTTCAGAAATCTCTACGATTCCTATGATCAGGTGAAGAGTGTGGATGGACTACAGGTTCGTCTTATGTCACCAGAACATAGAAAGGCATTTATCCAAGATGTGGAGGAGCATGGCTTCTATATCGTCAGACCTCCTCATAAACCGCTTCTGTTTGACGACGTGATCAGAGTGTACGAAGAGTTTCCCGAAATCAAACCGAAAGATATCTACGTAGATATCTTTGGCACGAAGCAGAGAAAGACTCTGAGACCCGGTGTCATCGGGTACATGTACATGATCGTTCTGAAGCAGAATTCTAACAAGAATTTTTCAGCAAGATCTACCTTTAGGGTAAATAGATCAAACCTTCCAGCGAAGGATATAGCAAAGAAAACCAATCGAAGCTCCTATGCAAGAACTCCGGTTAGACTCTCTGAAATCTACAATCTCCTCGCTTCAATTTCAGGTACTGACCTTGCAGAGTATAACATCTTTTTGAGATCTTCCGCTCTAGGTCGTAAATCACTCGACCGCATCCTTTCCGCCACCGGAAATCCACTTAAAATCCGAAAACTTAAGGTACAGGATAATTTCACCAATGCCAATGCGGATATTCTTGCAGCAAAATTAAAAACCCTAGGACTCAGACTCTACTTTAGTCCGAACCCCGAGGGTAGAACAGAGATCTACGATGATAATGTAATGAAGACCATGATATTCGGTGACTATATGGTTATAGATCATCCCCATACGAGAAAGATGTATAGAATGCTCTTTGATGCCTTTGAGCAGGAAAAGAAACAGTTTATCATGCTCGAAACCTATCCCGGAGAAAAACTTGATCTGTGTTGGGATAAGGTGTTTGAACGTGATGACATTCGAAATTCCGATTTTAAAGATGAACTGACGGACGAGCTTAGGGAATCTCTTAAGGTTACAACAAAAGGTAATCTTGAGGACGCTCGAAGGATCATCAAAAATGGGAATTCTAAAGCATCTGGATCTGGTGATGGCGGTGGAAGTCATCGTCGGCGTGGACGTAGGTCGAAAGCAGATATTGAAGCACAGAAAAAGCAGTTTGAAGAAAATCAGGACGAAGAAGACCAGGATCTTTCTGAAGATGAGCCCGAGGATCTTGATGAAGAGCATTCTGAATCCGAAGAACCGGCCATTGAAGATCTCGAATAAATAAAAAAGAGACTAGCGGAACTACTCCGCTAGTCTCTTTTTTTGCTTTGAGTTATTACCCAACCCAGCCCCACTCGTCGAGAATGCGCTGAACGTCAGCGCGCAGACGCTCAGGGACATCATCCATCGTCTTCTGACCCTCAACGATCAGACGAGCATAGATCTTAGCCATCTAGGTGTCCTCCTTACAGTTCGATGATCATCTCGTAGAGCTCGGTGACAGCAAGCTGCAGATCAACGATGCTCTCGTAGTCGGTCTTCATGGTCTTTTCCAGCTGCTCAGCAGCCTTCTGGGCCTTCGTCTTCTCGTTCAGAACAAACGTGACCTTGGTGGCGCTGATTTCGAACAGGGAGATCACCGCGTCGTTCATGACCTCGGTAACCATCTGGCCATCATCACCCTCATACTGAATGGTGACGGTGTCGAGCTTACCCTCAAAGTCACCGATGCGCAGACTGGTATTGTCGCTGATGAAGTTGTTGCCATTCATCACCAGGCTACCGATGACAGTACCATCGGCTAGAGTAATCTTGCACATTTCAGATTAAACTCCTTTCAGTTCTAGATATAGATTGTCTAAATTTTCTCGCTGTTGTTTGCTCATGTACCGATAATGAGCTTTGAACCATGATTTGTACAATTGTTCAAACTCATCTGAAGTTAAAATCGGTGCGAGCTTTTTGAGTTTACGTCTCATGGCAGTTAGTCGTTTTTTATTGATCTTTACGATCACACGACCTGTCTCGGTTAGACTATATGTCATCTGAAGAAACTTCCAGTTTGAACTGACAGGTACTATCGTAGTTTTCTTTTCAGAAATAAAAATTCCGATACTAGAAGCAACCTCTCGAATCTGCTCTAGAAGTATCTTCAGTGTCTTCCTATCCCTGTGTATGATATAGCTATCGTCCATATATCGTCCATAGTATTTCATACCACAGCGAATTTTAATGAAGTTATCAAGTTTTGTGGGATACATGATCCCAGCAATCTGAGCCAGCTGATCGCCTATGTTCATGTGTTTATCCATGAATTTTTCACCGGTTTTCAGAGATCGTGGGATCGTCTGATATTCCAGTGAATTAAATACCGCAGAGATGCAGTTTTTATAGGCTTCGTCATCCATATAGGATACGTCAATTCTGGCACCATCGATGATCAGATTGAGAACGAATCTGGAAGTTTCATCCAGATCCGTATATCGATCAAATAGCTTACGAAGTTCGTCGTGCCTTATGTTATCATAGTATTTGGTGAAATCCAGCAGAAGAACATAACCCTCGTTTGTACCTTCATGTAGGTAGTATTTGTGAAGATGTGTTAGCAGTCTTCTACGGGTAAAATCCATGCCCTTTCCTGTTAGACTCGCACCATTATCATAGATAAGATATGGACGGACCTCCGGAGATAGTATATTGTCACAGAGTACATGTTTGATGACCCTGTCACGAATATGCTCGCCGGAAACATAGCGGATTTTGCCACGCTCTCTAAGAATAAAATCGGATGTTGGTGACAGCCGATATGCCATATTGTAGAGCTCGTCCTGGATTCTGGCTATTTCAGGTAAATAGTTAATTTCAAACTGCTGGACCTGAGATTTCCAGTCACTTCCACTCGAAGCTCTCTTAAAGCCTTCATAGAGTTTGTTGGCATCATCCAATATCTCACGCTGATAATCACAGCTCTCGTAAGAGGTGATGTCGTGTTTAGTATTTACCACATCGGATTCTTCTCTGAGTTCGACCATCATGTTGACCATCGACTCTGAACTAGGACCCGGGTGGGTAGGATAACCTCTCCTTTCTACTTCCACAGACAACTCTGGTCTTTTTTCGTGGTCTATAGAAATCGGGACGGACACCATTCGTGTTGTTGGCGTTGTTGTTGTTGGCATTGCCATTGTTGTTCACATTAGCGAAACTCGCAAGCACTTGTATCAGAGATTACCCTCGGACAAACACCCTTTCGGGCATGCCCTTATTCTTTTGTTGATCCTCAGATTCCTTCAGATCCACATCTTTACCGAGAAGTTTGAAGGTATCCTCATTGATTTCGGTGAACGGATTTCCTGTGATGAGTTTCGCTTCCTCCTCTATAGTTTCTTGCGAAGCCGGAATATCTCCGGTAAGAATCATGTTCCTAAACCGGCCGTCAGACTGTCTCCACTTCTTGATGAGCCTAACCTCATTTTCAATACCCTTGGCAAGTCTCGTATACTTATTATGATCTACAGGTAGTTCCATGATGACGGTAAACAGATTCTGCTGCAGTCTTGCACAGTATCCAAGTGCTCTATCCTGGTGAATGCGTCTTTCAATGAGTTCCTCTCTCATCGTAGGATAGATGGAGTTTGCCATGAATACCTCTGAAGTGATGTCTCTCATATCGGTCAATATGGCTATCTTCATCTCACGAATGAACCAGTCCTCAAAGGAATCATAGCGCTTCTTCAGTTTATCAAACTGCTCCCGCTCAGAACTATCCAGCTCATCATAGGTGGCATTCATCTTCCCCATCATGCGAAGTACCTTTTTCTCCGCCTTATCTCGACGATAGCCAAAGTCAAAGAGAAGTTCGTTATTGATTTCTCTCCTCATACGATATAGGTTTTTAAATACCATGAACTGCGACTCTGTTCTCTTATTCTTCACAACGGACACGATCATCACATCCTTTCTATCATAGACTATTTTTATATGAAAAAAGTTCATTATAGGCTTTTTCAAAGAAAAAAATGGGACTCTGGTGCTAAGCACCAGAGTCCCATTAGGTTTCTATTCAGGACCTATTACAGATCCACATGTACTATGGTTCACATAGAGCGTTTCAACCGTATGTCGTGGGACAAATGATCGAAATTTTAGGTGTTTACATGCCGCTTCTGATTAAACCTAACACAGATCTCACCGGATAAACCGGTTCGATCAAGTGTTAGATTTAACCTATGATGGAGAAAACGGGACGGACACCATAAGTGTAGTGGGCGTTGGTGAAGCAGGCAATGCCATTGCTGTAAACACTAGCGAAACTCGCCGAAGTCACGATATCCTGCAACCAGAAATACTGCCGGTTGGAAATCAGATGCGGGGCAAAACGGAACAGAGGGAACTGCGTCTTGTCCACGGTGTACTTATAGTGGTTAATGTTATTCGAGTTCATGGCGGCAACGATGTGCCCACCATACATATTCACCTCGTTCGGCAGCTCAAGGAAAGAGTCGAACCAGCCACCGCCGGTACCGACACCATCAGTGGCGGCGTTTACGAGGTACTTACGCATACCCAGGATGTGAGAAGCGCCGAACGCGTTAACGATGGTGTCCTTCGCGGACGCGAGCCCGGAGGAACGAACGTCGTAGCTAACGGTGCAGTCTGCCAGCTTCACATAGTAGGTGGTATCAGACACGGTGATGGTACCGGTAGTGGCATTCACGTAGGTCGCCGTGGTGGCAGCCTCAGTGGTACCAGCTTCGGTAGTGCAAGCCGAGTCGCTATAGTAGGTGGTATCAGAAGGAGCCGTATAGACGGTGGTACCGCGATACATGGTGGACCCAACGTAGCCACCGTCAGTGGTGTTCGTGGGGTTCATCTGGGCGTTGTAGAGAGGAGCATCGGGCATGAGGGTCACATGGTGCTTGTTCACATCCCCCAGAATGGGAATGGTATGCTCCACGTTGTTACCGTCAACCCACTTGTGGGAAGCGTTCCCGTTACCATCGCCGCAGCGATAGTAGTAGTCGAACGCCACGATACGGTAGTTCTTGCTGCTGATGGTCCAGTAGTCGCCAATGTAGAGGTCGTCAAACGTACCAGCAGAGATGGCGCTATACTGGGCGGCGGTGATGGAACTGCCGAGGGACTTGCCACGATAGATGCCATTGTGGGCACCGGCGTTGCTGCCCATCCCGGGCAGGAAGTCCCAGAGCTGCTGCATGGTGGCCTTACGAGCACCCGTGCCGTTGTGGGTGACGAACAGGGTAGACTTGGTGAAGGCGTCAAGGGCAGTCAACTCGGTAATTTTCTTGGTTTCCTGTGCCATTGGAAAAAATACCTCCTTTATAGAGTGAGAATGTTGGCATGGAATAATTCTAGACGTCTTTTTATCAACGAGCGATCTTTCCTATCAGGACGGTCATGAGTCGTCCACAAGGAATCTGTGGTTGAGAGCACTATTGGTGGCCGTACGCAGAGCGATGAGCTCTCTGACGGTAGAGATCAGCAGACTAGCCTGCTGCTTCTGCCTGAGCTCAAGGTCAACAATGTGACTGTTGTAATCCTGCAGTGTGCGTAGCACATCTGTAAGTGTATCTCCGATTGTAGAGACGGATTTTTCCAGAGTGAATACCCGGTTCTGGAGATCAGCTATAGCCGAGTCAACGCTCCAGTTATCCACGATGGGATATTCCGTCGCGTCGTCGACAAGAAGAACTCCGTCACCAACCTCAAGTGCGGCCCAGTACTCATCGGTACTAACCATCTCATACAGGTGGTCCAGAATTTCAGCCATCTCCTCGAGCTGCGTTTCCGCGTCAAGAATTCGGGTTTCCACACTGGTACCATCGGAGAGCTTAAAATTCGCGTCGAGATCCATTCTACTATTGCCGGCAGTTACCAGGTAAACCACATTTCCGTTCTTTTTCAGAACGAAGCGATTTCCTCTAATGCCCACATTGAGTTTGGCATCTCCCGCATCATGGACGGCTGCGATGTTGAGAATATCCCCCATAGGCACGATCCTCCTTTCCTATAGACCTTCCGTCCCAGAAAGTGAAACGAAAGGGGAAAGAGTTACCCACCATCATTCCTATTGGCGGAGCTTTCCTCGATTTAGATCAATTTCCGTCCACTTAAGTCTGTGTCATATGGTTCATATTTCTAAACAAAAAAATCATCCATATTCCGAATCCGGAATATGGATGATAGAACTAGTCCTCGACACGGACAATGTAGTTTCTACTGATGTTATCGGTCGCCGTTTTTCCGATGAGATCGATATCAAACGTTATATTACTGATATCTGGTATCGGATAGTCATAGATTTGATTTCCATCTCTATCTTCGGCTAAAATGGTCTGTGGAGTTCCATCTCCATCTACGATAAGAACGTACTCCACACCACGATCCTCGTATTTTAGCCACTTATCACCATCAGATGAACTGGACTGTTGATCGGAAAAGTATTTTTTCTGGATAATCTCATCATCCTCATCGGAATAGTCAAGACCACCAACTTCAATCGAATCGTCCTCAGATCCACTAACTGCCGCATAGCCTCCAATACCATTGACCATACCGGTTCTAGAGCTACTGAAGATGCTCTGAAGCGTATTCGGATTGATGTCCGAAGACCCACCAGCTTCCGCTTCTTTACGAGCCTGCTCTTTGGCACGGAGTTCAAAGGTTGCCTTCTTTATGCTATTGAGCTCTTTCACAATTGCCAACTGGGTGTTATGATAGGAATTTTTGGCGGTGATCATATCTGACATGACTTTGCCGCCTCTACCAGGAACGCGCATGCGTTCGATATCCCTCTCTAGATTGGCTTTATCTCTGGTAACTTCATCATAGAGTTCTCTGAGCTTGGTTTCCGAATCTGCAAACGATTTTGTTATTTCAGAAGATTCCTTTGAAGCGGCACTGTCTCTCGCGTACTTACGACCCATGGAAACGAGTCTATTTCTCATTTCCACATCCTCGTCTGCACCCAATCTATCGTCATCTAGAAAGCTGTCAAACTGGTCTGCTCTGAGAAGATCCGCCTGTTCAAGTAAACGCCTTGATCTTGCGGTGGTTTCATCGAGATCCCTATTTCCGGTTCTGAATTTTCCAATATCTTCTTCATCATCGCCAAAATCTTCAAAGAAACTATCAAACTCTCTGGTCTTTGTTTTAGATCCTTTTTTTGTAGATTTTGTAGACTTCCGAGAACCGACGCCACTCTCTTTTAGGTATGTATCGATCGACAGAGTCCCTAGATTAAAGTCAATTACGGACCCGATTTCTTCATTTGAAGCTTTTTGAGAATTTTCATGAGGGGTACCACTGATACCTGCGAGATCCTCCTCAAAACCCTCATTTCCAGCCAACATAGAAAGCTTTGATTTAAGATCCATGGAATGAAATTCACATCCCTTCTATGGTTTTAGCTGGATGTTGATCTATCCGTAAATTTAGAATATCTGCAGTGAAAAAATATATTTTTAATGTGATATATAAAAAGCTAGAGTGAGGTATGAGGATATGAAATTTCTTCCAGAGAATCTTGTGAGACCTCATATGATTCCCATTAACATACTTTATCATAATCCTGGCTATAGTGTGGATGGGCAATACGCTTCCGACATTCTAACGATTGTCTATAAAGATCAGGATACCGGTGAGAAGATCGTATACGAAATCGCAGAACCTCCCATTGAAATCTATATTGTGAAGCCGGAACTCAGAACCTTTACGCACATGCGGGATATGATCCAAATGTCCGAGTGTGATTGCTATAAGGTAAAATACAGATCCAGATGGGCATTTGCAATGAAACAGCTTGGTCTTAGTTCTGCAGATGAGGCTAAGACGAGTCCCTATGTGTTCAATGCCGATATTCCCATCGAAACCTACTATCTGATTCAATTTATCAAGGAATATCCAACGGATAGATCGAAAAACCTTAGTCTAGGAAAGCTCGATATCGAAAACGATATTATCCGATGGGATGGTGATTTCCCCGGCTATGGAGAACCTCCGATCAATGCGGTTACCTACATCAATATGGAGACCAATGATGTCTACACATTGGTTTTAATGAAGGATGACATTCCCAAGGTATCTGAAACCCATCCCAAGTACAATGAATACAATAGAATGCGAGACCATTTCTATGAGCAGGTAGAAGAGATTCGTGCTCACCCAGAGATGATGGTTCAGGCGTGTCATGAGAAATTTGATGAACTCTATCCGGGCATGACCTACAATCTTCTCTATTATGAAGATGAAGCCCAGTTGATGCAAGATCTCATGACCATCATCCATCAGACCGATAATGAATATATCGGGATATGGAACAGCCCGTACGATATGCAGAACATCATGCTTCGTCCTGCAGTTCTTGGTCTAGAGGCCACTGATCTAATTCCCGATAGGCGTTTTTCTGTAAAGATGGTTGGATTCAGAGAGGATTCAAATCCGGTCTTCCATAAGAGAAAACATCAGTGTACGACCTATACGGTTCCATCCTTTGAGGATGATATGGTACTCTATTCTGGAATTAACGCAGGTCGTGGCGTTCTCGCATCCCATAAGCTCAACTACATTGCTGAAAAGGAACTGAAGGATACAAAGTACGACTACAGTGAAGTTAGTGACATTATCCATCTCTTCTACGACAATCTGAAAATGTTTATCCTCTATAACATCAAAGACGTGCTTCTGCTCTGTGGACTAGAAAACAAAACCCATTCTATGGATGTCATCTACAGTCGTATGTATCAGATGTTCGTGTTTCCTCAGGAAGCGTTTACAACAACCAAGGTCGTCTGGAATTCGATGATCAAGTTTATGTACGATAATGGCTATGTACCAGGAACCAACCGAAACCGTGGTAAGAAGCATAAGACCATGATCGACTATGCCGCGGTACTGGGTGAGCAACTGGCATCACAGATGAACTTTGATCTTGACGGCCAGGATTTTTCGATAGAACCTGACATGTCAGACGAAGATGATGAAACCGATGAGAAATATGATGGGGCATTTGTGCTCAATACCCTGCACATGCAACCGACATCGGTATCTATTATGGGAACGCCGGCGAAGTATATACACGATAATGTGGCAGATGAAGATGTCGCTAGCGAGTATCCGAGTGCCATTAATACGTGTAACATCTCCAATGAGACATTGGTTGCAAAGGTATTTCTCGAAAATCCCGATTCCGTTGACGTGCCAATTCCTAAAGGGTTTATATTCCGAGGAGACGACCGAGAGAACTATAAAATGGACAAGGGAAACTATCTTTTGGAAACCTATACCGAGGGTGATGTGTTCAACTTTGCCTCTCTATGGCTCAGTCTGCCATCTCCAGATCGGGTTCTGTCCGATATCCGTAAAATCATCTAGTGGAGGAAATGTGATATGAAGGGTTTTTTGACCTATGCGCCACTATTTAAATACCTTAAGGTTCATGAAATATCCCATGAGAAATTCATGGAAGATATGGGATTTGATGTCTCCATGATGGACTTGCTTATTTCCAATGGAAGCATTGCAACCGATATTCTTCAGAACATATGCACTTTCTATGGTCTTCCTTTGAACATGGTCGTTACCATGGACTATGAGCTTCCAACATGGAAACTGCTCGCCAACTATAAAGATAGGAAGACTCTCCCCACTCTTAAGAAATTTATCGAAACTCCAACCGTCTATCTTCCTAAAGAAATCTTTAGAATTAATGAAATTCGATTCATGGATGAGAACACTGGTGAGAATCTACTGGGTATGATGCTTGAACCCAGGGTTGATGAAGATCCGGAGGCGTTCTTTGAATCCCTCGAGACTCTGCATTTTCAGTATAACCCGGCAAGGCTTGAGAGCTTTTTCAAAACGTTTCTTACCAAGAATCCGAATTTTATTAAAGGTTGCTCCAAAATTAGGGTTACCCAGATCTATTGGCTTTTGGAACCCGTTGAAAGAGATCCGATAGAAAATGTAACAAACCTTGCCTATAGCCACGGAGTTTTTGCCATTGTGTGCGATACCTCGAAACTTAAAGCTGCAAACGAATCTAAGAAAAAGGAGAAAGAAAAATGAAAGAGTTCCTTGTCTATGGCAATACCCTTCCCGAAGCGTACCATGAATCGTTGATCTGTCTTAATGGATCTGAGATCGTTCCCTGCCCGGATTGGAACACCAATCAGAAAGAAGTCTCCATGACTTTCGTGGTGGAGCATCCGCTCAAGGAAGATAGAATTTCCAGACTCTGCTACGCCGATCCGATGAGCCTGGAGCAGTATGTCCAGGAGATGCTTGATGGGATCTTTGATTTCGAAGTTGACCTAGGTCATTGGTCCTATACCTATCATCAGCGTTATGCAGGTCAGTATCAATTTATCATCGATGAGCTTAAGAGGAACCCCTACTCCAGACGGGCTGTCATGGACATACGAACTCCCGATGATATTGGAAATAGTGATCCCGCCTGTTGGCAACACGCACAGTACTTCATTCGTGATGACAAGCTCCACTGCAAGATTCTCTTTCGGTCCAACGATGCAACCAAGGCGGCTTTCATGAATGCCTATGCTCTCATCGAACTTCAGAATCGCATTGCCACAGCTCTTGGTGTTGAGATTGGGAGCTACACCCATCGTGCCAACAGCTACCATTGTTATGAACGGGACTTTGGAATGCTGGATGGATACTGTGAACGGATCAGGCTTGCTGAGGAAGGAGAGGATGAGATTACTTTTTCCTACATCGATGATTGGAAAGAACAGATGCTCGAAGCGAGACCCACTATCAACAAAAAAATTGAAGAGCTTAGCGCTCGTGGGAAATCGTTCTTGGATGTTGAGAAATCCATCCCCTGATGGGAATAGACCGGGTGTTTGGAAACTTACACCCGGTTTATTTCTCATACGGCGTATAACACTATTGTAATCCTCGATAGCGGTTATCGGAGGAGGCGGCCTGGCCGGAAAGTCGAGCACCTGCCAGAACCGCGGAAAGAACATATTTCTTTCCCTGCGCAAGGACGCGCCGGTCGCGCCAGTAGAATCACCCGCAGTCACAGTTGTATTGGGACTTGGCCGTAAATGTGCGATCGACATGCGCATAGTGCCTCCCGCTGTGCTGGGTGGGAATGAGAGACGAGCTCTAGGCTCGTCTCTCTTCTTTTTTATTTTTTGATGCGAAGGTCGTCCCAAATTGGATCTGTAAAGTTGACCTTATATTCACTCCGTACTGCGAACGTCATCTGATTAAGTTGCACTCTAACTTTTGGAGAACTCGGGACATACTCACCAAACTCAAGGAGTATAGCAAGGCCAAGTTTGTAGATGTAATTATACTTTGCAAATTTGTTGATGTTTCTTTCAGTTGCAAGGAAATGAATAACCTCATTAAAGACATACTTTAGGATTGAAGAACGAAGTTCAAGAGATTGATCAATGGTGAGGGAATATTTCAGTGCAACAGCTTCGATGGGAACTCTTCTGGATATGATCATTGCCATTGATTTGAGACTGACGTACTTTACCACATTATCGTGGTTATATGGAAGAATGTTATTGGGATTTATCCGGGTTCTCGAATTTGCAAAGGTTCTTACAACCTCATCTACACTGTCAGGAAGTTTAATTTCTTTGGTTTCAGTCTTAACAGACTCGCTCTCCTCAACCGTTTCCACAACTGAATTGTCAGGGATGAGTTCAATTCCTTCAAATCCCAAGATTGACCTACTTGAAGTTCTGCGTATGATTACAGAATCAGGATAATTGGTGGATATATATTTGGAAAAAGATTTTCCAAAACCATTCGGCTCCATGTGTCTCCAACCAGATTTTTCATAAACCTCATTATAGCGTGCTAAAATTAAATCTTTGATTGTAGTTGCCTTGGGGTTTAATCTCATGTATTTCTTAACGAATTGCCCTATGCAGAATTGGTTTTCAGAAGAACATGTATTTTTAACTATTTGCTGAGGAGCCTCAGTTTGTTTAACCGACTCATTTATTGGAGTTTCGGTAACGACAGGTGTAGCAGGCACAGTAACCAGAGTCGGATAATCCGATTCAGTCGTATTTTCCGGTTCTATTTGTACAGGTTTTTGGAAATATACAGAAAACTGCTTTACATAGTCACTTCCTACACGCTGATCACACGTAAACGCCTTTGTCATAAAGGTGTAGTTTACTTCATATGCTTCCTCCATTGATTTCATGAACTCAGGGGGATTGTTGCTAAATCCCAGAAAGAATTTTATTGCACTATCAACCTCTTCCATGATAAAGTGATCTAAAACACCTATTTGACATCTAATGAGTTCCGTTCGGATCGAGATCAGATTGTATGGATAGATCGTTCCAACCTCATAATTTCCGATTGGACGAGACTCTTTGTAGTTCCAGAGTTTCACTTGAATCCCGGGTTTCATCTTCGATCCGATGGGACAGACCACCACTTGACCAAAGATATAGATCGGATGTGAAACTACAAGTAATGGTCTTCCATTGAGATAGGCCTGCTCAGAATTGTGTGGGAAATCTGCATATACAATGCTTCCCTTTGCAAACTGGACATTACCGACGCGCATGTTATATCATCCCTTTCTATTATTTTTGGCTCATGTCCAGTATAAGAATACACCATTATAAATCTTAGTTAGTACACCAAATTACGAATTTTTTCGATACCTATAATTCATATCATATGAATCTGGTATCGATATATTCTTTTTTGGAAGGTGGTGAATATGAGTGGAAACTCTTCGGCATTATCTTCTTCGGAATAGGAAAGAGATTGAGCTAAAATCCCCTGGTAATATTGAGATTTTCAATGAAAGATCGGGCCTCGCTTCTCCTGGAATGATCGTTGAATATGGAAATTTTAAAGAGATCGTAGCCTGCTTTGTAAATGGAGGTAGCTGGAAATATTTGAGTAGAGGTGTACTAAAGGTTGAGTGGAAGAAAGGAATTCGATTTTTCCATAATCATATATTTATCAGCGAATTTTATCGCTGTAAAATCTTATTGGGCCGGTGGCCTTTAGGTGAAGCCGCATCTGTGGTCACGCGTTGGAATAAATATGTGAAACTTATTAAAGGGGAGGATGTTAGATGAGCAAAATCAATGGTAGTAAGATTGAGTATGTTCGTGTTGAAAAACTTCCGCTGGATCTTGAGTGCTGGTCAGATATCAGATCTGGAAATGGTATTCGATTGACCTCTGTGGAATCTTTTGATAAGAAACATCAGAAAATCTATCATGGCCTCCAGTCGGAGTTTTTCGGAACCGACTTTAGTTCAGATTGGGCATTTAAAGAAAGATATAGTTGTAAATGCGGTCGATATCTCGGAAAAGCCTATTCTGGGACAATCTGTGAGGTTTGTGGATCTAGAGTGGAATATCACGATATCGATCTCAATAAAACCGGATGGATTATTCTTGATCACTATGAGGTTCTTTCCCCCATCTATTCTGCAAAGCTGGCAGAGGCTCTTGGCCGTGTCGACGGTGAATACATTCTCAAGAATATACTATCTCGCCGTTATGAGGAAGACGGAAATCCTGAGTATACCGAAAAAGAACTGAACATGATTTCTCGTCATCCATTCTCCTATAAGGGGATGCTCTGGTTGAGAGAGCATATTATGGAAGTTCTCGACTACTATAAGAAAAAGAAATCCAGTAAAGCAGATCTCTTTGAAGAGTTGGAAAATGAACAGGCCATGATGTGGACACATTCAATTCCTGTTTATACCGCTCTACTCAGAACAGAGCTTCCTGGTGAAAAGGGTTCTAAGAATTTCAAGCTTAAGATCAATACCCATTTTAAGTCCATCATTAAAACCGTCAATATCATTAACGATTACGATGCCGATGGAGATCTCGACTACCAGACCATGAATTCCATTGACATTCTTCTCGCATCTATCCAGAGAGATATTGACCAGGTCTTTGATATCACCTACAGAGATCTTACCGAAAAGACCGGGGTCATAACATCTAAAGTTCTTGGAGGTAGATACAACTTTTCTGCTCGCAATATTATTGTGCCAGATAGTGGTAAGCTCAGGTCAGATGAGATTTCCATAGGATACATCCCTTTCATGGAGCTCTATCGATACGAACTGCAGAACGAATATCAAAAGATTACCGGTTGCACGCCGTCTCAAGCCAATAATGCCTGGCGTAAGGCTACAAATCGGTTTGACGAGAAGTTCTACGCTATCATCGAGCACATGCTGCATAATCCGGAATATCGTAAATATCTCGGATGCATACAGAATCGAAATCCGTCCATCAACTATGGTTCTTTTCAATACGTGAGAATTGTCGATGTTAAGAAAGATATTAACGACAAAACTCTTACGATACCCGTAATTGACATAGGTCCAATGAACGCCGACTTTAATTCCATCGGAGTCGTCATGATAGTAATATCATGTGGAAAATCCGTGAACGCCTAACCAGCGGTGTCTATCTATGATAGGCTAACGGTAGAAGCTAGATAAGCACCTCGGTCTGTTCAACCGATAAAAAAGGTGTCGAATACGCTTTCTAAGAGAACCTACGGTCCTATTAATAGGATAGCAGGCAATACCGTGCCAAGCTTCTATATTAAATATAGAAGAAGGTGTAGAGACTAAATAAAGAATAGAACCATCCCTTCAGACAGTTCTATTCTTTGAGAGGTATCGATTTAGGCATGTGTCGATGCCGTAGTGCGGATCTCCTGTTTAAACACAGGATGAAGATATAGTCCATGATAATGCGAAAGCATTTATCAGTACATTTTAGAATGCTACAAAAGAACTAAGATCAATCGTATCGAAAAATACATCAATTGTGTCAATCAGATATGGTTTGTTGCCAGAAAGATCGTAGTGTAGATACTTACACGTATAGCCAGCTTCGATGAACGACTCAGCAGAGCCATCTTCTAATAATTGATTCACCAGGTCTGCAGCATTAAGATAGCTATCGTAATTGGCTCTCCAACGACCACGTTTAGTCTTTGTATGATAGATATTGTTTACCACATCTAGGTGTTTTTCATATATCTTTTCATAGATTGTGGAACGATCGGTCTGGTTGAGATAGATAATGTAGTATCCTCGATGCCGCAGTCCCGCTCTAGCTTCATTTTTCACAAGATCTTTAGTAGACTCTGTGAGATCGGCAAACAATTTCAGTCCTTCAGATACATACATAATTTTCTCAGTATCGTTTACAGCAGCAATAAACTTTGCTTTATTAGCTTTTGTCTTTTCACTATGCTTATGTCCAACATTGTCTTTTGCTGAGAAAATTTTATCTGCACCGGATGTTTTTGTTGCAACGTTATATCCAATTGTCGGATCGGTTGTCTTATAATAGGAAATGTAAAATTCTTCTTTTAATCGAAGCTGTGTTCTCCCATAACAGACATCAATTGGGTACATTATAAAATTTTCGATACCGATTTCTTTCATTGCTTTTACTACAGGTTGATGGGTTCTTCCATCCGGGTTTTCGTTGAGATATGCGTTAATATAGGAATTTGCACGGTTATTAAAATCGATGGAACTTCCGATATATTTGAGGCCATTGGAAGTATTTTCGATCACGTATACAACTCCTAGATTCTTGTAGAGCGACATATTGAGCGGAACTTTTGTCATGGGACTCTCAACTAAAAAACTATTTTTGATCTTGGCTATCTTTGCCTTATTGTAGGTAAGATCCATGTCATTCCCTCCACTGAAAAATGTGATTATTTAAGATCAATCATTATTAGTATGTTATTATGATTTTATCTAATCATATGGAGACGGTTTAATAGTTTTAGGTAAATAAGCAGAAATATATCATTTTGTAGCATTAGTAAGTAAATGGCGATGGAGACGTAATAAATTTATTTAGAATAATTGGGATTGATATGCAAAAACGATTTGGTAAAAATCTTAATCCCAGGTATAATCTCTTTATTTCCAGAATGGATGGAAAGGTTAATAAGGAAATGCTTCCTGTTAAAGATCAACTTGTTGCCTTCTTCCAGTTCTGTAATACCTAATAATATGAAGATTAGAGGGACTATTTTCAGTCCCTCTAATCTTTTCTTTTCAACTTCGGCGAGTTTCGCTTTTGTGTTCAGCTATGGCTTTGCCACCACCCTCAACTCCACCTACACGCGTGGTGTCCGTCTGTATATAATTTCGGCGAGTTTCGCTCGTGTGAACAACTATGGCATTGCCTACAACCACAACTCCGGCAACACGTATGGTGTCATCACACACACTTTAATTCTGAATAGCTTTGCTTATGGATAGACAAAAAAGTAAATACACTCAATATACAGATTCTTAGAATAGGAGGATGTATTTCAGAATGAATGAGAAATCTATCGAAAGCTCTTTGATTCAAAAAGCTATTGTAAAGAAATTAACCGTGGTTATCTTTACAAAGAATGGTTTTCAGATGAAGTGCGTCGTTGAAG